TCTGTCGTAGGCGAGTAAGAAAAAAGCTCTTTAAACCAGTGGTTTAAAGAGCTTTGTCTTAGTTTGTCGGAGTATTTTCATTTCTCCTAAGTGATCCGCTTGGGATTAATTTATATTATATAATTTATTGGTTATCAATGTTATAATTGCTATAAAACAACTGTGGTATCACATTAGTATCTTTTTTATGGCTTCAATCTTCTCTTCAAGCTTAGATTGTTCGTCTATCATTTCTCCTTTTCCTGTACACAGCCATTTCACATTCAGCATCGGAAAGACTTCGGATATGTTTGCTATCACGTCACTTCCTATTGAACCTTTTCCTCTACCTTTTTTGTCGGAATTAGAAATATACGCATTTCCGATATTGCAATACTGCTCGAATGAATTAAGTCCTTTCACTACTCCCAGTTCGCTTCGAGCATATTCGGCGAATATTTTCAATCTGTCTATTGCCCTTTCTTTTTGTTCTGTATTATTTTTTGTATTAGTTTTCATTTAAAGTATTCATTTATAATGTTATCTCTGTATTTTGTGATAAATCTGTTTTATATTGCCATGTTTAATAACATGTTTGCTTTTTAAACATTTGCAAAATAATAGTGTTATAAAAAGACCTAACTATCAATTTAAAAAAAATAAGCAATATGGAAGAAGTCAACCTTTCTGTACTCCGTTTAATGGAGCAGAGTAAACTTATTGCGCAACAATTATTGCGCGTATCTGAGGACCTTGAATTAGCACACGAAAAAATATCCATATTGGAGCGAGATTTTGAAAATTACAAATTCATGTCACAACACAAGCGCTCAACCAAAATGAGCATATTACATCCAAAGGCAACGGGGATGTAAATATTTGGGGGCAAGCTCTATATTTATAGGGTTTGTCCTTATGCTATTTTTTGCTTCTTTGTTATAGCCCTTACATCCTCAAGAGTCTTATTAAGTTCTCCGTCTACTTTTATGAAAGTTTCTTTAAGTTTTTCAAACTCACTCTTAAGGTTCTTGAATAGCCTTTCATACCTTAAAACTGTTGTTTTGTGCAACCTTGAAAGCTCATCATAGGTAAGCGATACATCACTGTCATCCTCTTTCCTTTCTTCGGATAAAGCGCTAATTTTGTTTTCGAGAAACATTGATCCTCTACCGGTAAGAATATAGTTGGCGTTGACTTGGGGGAAATTATTGCACAATGATTCTATTATACTTAAAGAAGCTCCTCCTTTTCCAGTCCTTATATGAGACATTTGCGCCTTTGATATGGCATCGCAATTATTCCATATAAAATAATCTGTTACTCCAAGTTTGTCTATTACCTGAAAAACCCTTTCCGAATAAGTTTTTGTAGCCATAATTTTTAATTTTAACTATTAGTTTCTAATAAATATCCTCTAAATATTTAATAGTATACAAAATATATACTATCTTTGCACCCGTTGCAAGTCAAGCGGCAACAGATACATGATTAAACAATCGCCCTAACGTGGGCCTCTCTATATGGAAATCCGTTGCCGCTTGACTTTAGCAACGGATTTTTTTTGTTTATGTCAATATATGAAACAGACGTTATATTTAAATATAGGACTTGCAGAGCAGGCAATCAATGATAAACGATTTATTGAAGCGCTTGCTTTTTCTGTGCTCGTCAAACTAACGTTTGTTTCATCAAGAATACAATCGGCTACTGTCAGCAAGTGTAAGGACTTATTTGGTATTGGGTCAACGAGAATGTGCCGTATAATCAATAGCGGCATTGAATACGGCTTACTGAAACGAGACAATAAAGATCTTGTAGCCACTTCGCTTAAGAGAGAAAAATCATATCATATCAGGTTAGACTTTGAATGTAAGACATATAGTCGAACAAAAGCTTTGATGAGCGATAGGCCGAAATCAGAGCGAAGCCCGATTGTATGTCAATACTCATTGAAAGATATTATAGACATTATCAGGAAGTCTGTATTGCTTAACCATATAAGCAAGCAATCAGACTGTGAAGATACCATTAACATAGCTAAGGGAAACGCGAAGTCTATAAACCAGCTTCGGAAAGCCCGCAAAAAATGTAAGCGTATGCTACGTACAGATAATGCCTTTACCGGATTGAGCAGAAAGCGTATCATGGATATAACCAAAGTATGTAAGGCGAAAGCCAAACGCCTTATTGACGGACTGTGTTTAAGTAGACTTGTAAGCAGAGTTGAACAGTCTGTTCGTGTATGCTTAAATTATTCAGACTTTTCTCCAAAGCTGGCAAACAGCTTTTATAAAGAAACTGGTCTGAATGGTTACTTATACAGGAGTGGTAGCGAGATTCGTTTGCGCGTATCAAACAGGTATGTTTATTCTTGCGATCTGATAACGTTTAAACTTTAATTTTTATGCCATATTCCCAAAAAAGACCACTAAAAACATAGCGTAGCGTATGCACACGTGACGCGATACGCATCATGCGTATGATTATATAATTAATAATTTAATATATACACCAAGACAATGAGTAAATATATAGCATATACAGACGGAGGATGCCAAAACACATCAGTGTACGGGGAAGGCGGTTCAGCCTATCTGATAATCCATAAGGGAGAAGTTGTAAAAACCGCTTCAAAAGGTTTTCTTTATACAACCAGCAACCGTATGGAGATGCTTGCTATTATAAGTGCCGTTTGTTCCGTCCCGGAAGGTTCTGATTTAATCGTATATTCAGACAGCAAATATGCGATCAACGTCTTTTCCGGTATTTGGAAGCCGAAAAAAAACAGAGATTTGATAATCAAATACAACGAGCGTGTAAAGACTCTTAGCTCTGTATATTTCCGGTGGATAAAAGGACACAATGGAGACAAATACAATGAATTGGTTGATTCTATGTGTACAAACTCCATTAATGAGATAGTCCAATTACACAACCTCCCAAATGACAGGTTTAAAAAAGTGAAAGTACAGCTATCCTTTAAATTTAATTAATAACCGATTGTATCAACATTTCAAAGATCGAATTATGAAATACTCCAAAGAAGACAAAGATTATATGCTAAAGCTTAAAAAAGCTTTTTCTGATATGTCAGAAATCCCCTTTCGTGAGATAAAGATGTCAAAAGAACGTTTTTGTCAATTATCAAACACGTATGATAAAATCGTTAATGAGGATGAATTGAAAGACTTCGCTTTCATTTCTACCCATCCATGCGTGCGTGATTATTACATCTCATCTTGCGGCAGTCTTCTCGTGGCTGAAAAACTATCCTTATTGATGAATAAAATAGAATCCCCTGAAAGTCTCGTAGAACCCATTTCTTCTATTTCGGAAGAAATCCGTAAAATATGGTTTTTATTGAAATTTGATAAAATCAGATTCAATATGACGCATACGGGTCTTATTAAAATAGAGGTAAAACCTACTCGGGCTGTTCGTTTATATTTATTCATTATCTCTCTTTCATTATTAGTAATAGCAATATGTTTTATTATAAAAACGGTAAAATAGAAACTGCAATAGCTATTATCGCCCCTGCTATTTCTATGGCAGTTTTTAGTCTTTGATGAAAAACCGCTTCCTTTTCTCGTTTTCCCTTATCTGTTTTTGAGCGGATTTCTTCTATTAGATATTCCGCTTGCTTTTTATTACAACACCAGATACTGCCATCCGCAAGAAATGTGCAAACTTTAGTATCTTTAAATAATTTATACGACAAAGGGTCTATTTCATTTTTGTCAATATAATCTCCATTTATCATTCTTTTTAAGAGAATTTCCGTATTACTGTATTTTTCATAGTTTTCCATACTCTTAAAATTCAAATAGTTACATAAAATATGTTTTATAACATATAGAATAGTGTGCAAATAATACACCATTTATTTTGTAGTATATAAAACGTATACTATCTTTGCATTGTTGTTAGAACGATAGAACGACAGCAACAATACATAAAAAACAGAAGCAGCTATAAAAACCGCTTATTAGTATTTGTTGATGGCAAAAATAACAATTTTCTAAATAAAATCAAATAAAACATAGAAAATAGGTGAAATAAATAGTATGAAAGTAACGAGAGAAGAAATTTTAAAGATTAAGCCGGGAAGTTCACTTACAGTGTATATGCCCGATTATAGAGCTTGTGATTCAGTAAGAGCCACCGCGTATAGAACCGCATTAGCAGACCCGAGACCGGACGTAGAGAGATATAAAGTATCTATTGATACTAAAAAATGGAAAGTAACAATTACAGCAATAAAAAGATCATGAACCGTACAGAAGCAAGAATATTAGCAGAAGAACTGTATAAGCTTATGCGCAAAGACGTGAAAAGGCTTGTGGAGGAGACAGTAATTGAATGTTCCGATGAATGGATTGGAGTAGGAGAGGCTGCAAATATTCTTGGATGCTCTGTTGGTACCTTGTATAACAATATAGACAGTATTCCACATACTAAAAACGGGAGATTGCTCCGATTTAGAAAAGCGTCATTGATTAAATATTTAGAAAGATGAGAAGCTTCAATTTGAATAAAATCACAAGTCTTGGACTGCGAATAGCATTGATTATGGTTGTTATGGCAGGATGTATATATGGTGGCCGCGTAGAGTATGATGATGATGTATTATCCGGTATAAGCTCTGAAAAATACGACTTTATCAGCAGCAGGATAAGCGATAATTCAAGATCGGCAGTCGTAAATGAATACATGAAAAACAAACGGTACTACGACAGTATCGAATTTTAAAAAACCGCGTTGTGTGAATAACGCTCCTTCCTCTTAGCTCAATGGTTAGAGCATCGCTAAGGTTATTTGTTCGTAAGGGTTTAGCGTTTCCGGTCTGTTCCGGTTAGCGATTGTTGCACGTTCGATTCGTGCAGAGGAAGCAAGATACACCGTTCTTTGACGTATTGAATGTGAGACAAAGTTTGAATATCTGATATTCGGATTTGTTTCAATATAACTAAGGATTACGTATAGCGGAAACGCCGAAACTACGTATAGGCTTGGTTATCGTGATTGTTTCTCGCACCGAAATGTCCTACGGTAGAGAAGTATGCGGTTTGGGCGCCCGTATCGCGAGAAACAACAGGTCAGAAAGACAACATAAGCGTCCGATACAGTCTTAAAATCGGTGTAAAGTATGCGGTGGTAATGGAAGGCGGCCGTACACGCTTATTATATATATTCTCGTGGCTCACCGTAAGGCGAGTGGTAAGGCTTAACATCGGAACGCTCACGAGAACAATTACTAATCACTAATTTAAAATCAAAATCAAACATGAAATACTGCAAAAACCAATACGGAATACCAATAAGAAAGTGGTGCGTCACATGCCAGTTTTATGATAGCTGCAAACAAAAAGCTAATAATATGGGCTTGAAAGATAACTGTTGGGTTATGAAAGATGCTTATCAGAAAGCCGGAAAAGGTGACGGAAGATTACGTAAGCTGGTGATTGAAGATACTTTAGCAGGGAAAACTTTTAAATTCTCTGATTAAATATTTGTTTAGGTTGCCGGGCGGTCTGAGAAGATAGTCCGGTTTTTAGTTGGAAATCATCAATAACAATATAAATAACCGCAATAAGGTAGTGCTATTACTGTACTAAAAGCCGCGAGATAAACGAAGTGCGCACCGTTTTGATTTAACCTTGTACAGGCGGTTCAATAGAAGAAATAATGGAAAATGAACTTGAAGAATTATATAAGGAACTGAATAAAGTTAGGTCCTCTCCTTTGGCGTATCTTCCTGAATACGGATATTCTTCAAAGGAGGAAATTATCCAGCTTATAGAGGAAGATATAGAGGAGTTGCGCACAGAGATAGAATGTAGTCAATACGATTACACACCTGATGAGCTTGAAGAAGAAAGAATAAGCCTTTGTGTCAGTCAGGGGTTATCAAGATATTGTTAAACTAATAAATATAGAAATAATGGGTTTAGAAAATTATGAAGTGCTTCCAGTAGAAGCACAAGATGTTCAAATCGTACAGGTAGATGCGGTTGAACGCGCAAACGTAGATAGTCAAGTTGCAACAGCAAAACAATATCCAAGAAGTATCAAAAGGTGTGTTGACAATTCTATTGCTATGGCAACAATGGATGCAGAAACGGCTCAAAGCTGCGGGTATGCGTTACCTCGCGGTGGAAAGCCTATTACCGGGCCGTCCGTTCACCTTGCAAAGATTATTGTTTCCAATTGGGGAAATATGAGAACAGAAGCTAAGGTAGTTCAAATCACCGACAAGCAAATAATCAGTAGAGGCACCTGCTGGGATTTGGAAGCTAACGTAGCCTCTGCCTTTGAGGTGAGAAGAAGCATTGTAGGTAAAAATGGAAATCGATTCAGCGATGATATGATTACCGTTACCGGAAATGCAGCAAATAGCATTGCATACAGAAATGCGGTGTTTGCCGTTGTTCCTAAAGCGGTGGTTGAAAAGGTATATAAAGCCGCACAAAAATTTATCACCGGTGATCTATCCGATGAAGAAAAAATAATAAAAAGAAGAAAAGGTGCAATAGACTTCTTGTTTGATGAATACGGTATTACAGAGGAGGAAACAATTAAGTTGTGCGGCAAACAAACAATCAATCAGATTAAAGCGAATGAAATAGCGCTGCTTCTTGGAATTGTTCAGTCTCTGAAAGACGGAGATACTACCGTTGATGAACTTATGAAGCCAATCAGAGGAAGCAAGGAAGCAAAAAAAGAGGCTATGAGAAAGGCAATGGAACCGGTAGTTGATAAAACAACAGGTGAAATCTTTAACCAGCCAGCGCAATGATAGAACAAGATTCAAGTGAATGGTTGAAGTCTCGAATTGGTTTTTTTACGGGAAGTTGCATTGGAAACCTTATGACAAGCGGGAAAAAAGGGGAACTGTTTGGAAAGACAGCCCTTTCCTATATATATGAAGTGTGCGCAGAGAGAGATTTGTTGCAGAAATACATTGAAGACGATTACTACTTCGAGATATACCAGCAGCAAGTAAGTTTCAGTAATAAATATACCGATTGGGGACATGAGGTCGAGGACTTCGCGGCAGAACGTTACCAACTTGTCACAGGATGCGAACTTGAAGAGTGCGAAAGCATACAGCATCCTACAATACCTTACTTTTCCGCTTCACCTGACCGGATAGCAATTAAAGATGCTTTAAGAAAGGTGGTAGAGGTGAAATGCCCAACTCCTAAAAAGTTCATGGAGTATATGAACGAGATCAAGGATAACGATACACTTAAATCAGTAAATCCTATATACTTCTACCAAACACAAGCGGAGATGTCCTGTACAGGTTTGAACAAAGCCGATTTTGTTGTTTTCTGCCCGTTATTGAAACATAACATTCACATTGTAGAGATAACAAGGGATGAATCTGTAATAGCCGAATTCGAGAAGCGGATAAAGGCTGCAAATGAAATTATTAATCAAATACTTAATAAAAAATGAATTTAACCGGAAGCATAGATTTGCTAAAACTTGAAAAGACAGGCATAGCAACAATTAAAAACAAAAAGTGTGTTATTATTCCCATTGAGGAAAATGACTTGTATGTAAGCATGGACGAAAATCTGAAAGCGAAGTCCGTATATCTTGGCCTTAATGTTAATGAGCGAAGAGAACCGAGCCAGTTTGGGAAGACGCATTATTGCAAGCAGTCTTTATCAAAGCAATACAGGGACGCGAACAAGACGGAGGCAGAGGCCAAATCAAAGGTTTATCTTGGAGACTTCAAGCCTTATGAGTTTGAGGGTTCAAGCAATGCGGCTGCTACGGTGGAAGCTCCGGCTGCGCAAATTGAAGAAAATGACGATTTGCCATTTTAGGAAAAATTCTATGAATCTTTTGGTATTTTAGAAAAAGGAAGTATATTTGCAGCGACCTACATAATGAATGGCGAGTGACGCTCGCTTTTTAGTGAGCATTTTTTATGCTTGCAAGTTTGCTGCAATATAGCGGCTGTTACCCCCGAGTGGAGAAGTTAATGCTCTCCCTGCCATTCATTGGTGTAGGTCATCGGGAAAGGACAGTCGTTTTTCTGTCTATAATGCCAAAAAAAAGACCTACAACTATGGCAACAAATTTATTCCAAACGGGAAATTCCTATTTTGGAACATCCCTACCAAATGAAGGCGGTGAACTTATACCGCTACAAGACTACAACGGTAAGAAAGCAGTAAGCGCAAGACTTCTTCATTCGTTTCTTGAAAGCAAACAACAGTTTGCCGATTGGATTAAAAACCGAATAGAGCAGTGCGATTTAATTGAGAACCAAGATTTTGAGGTTTTTCAGAATTTTATGAAAAACCCTAATGGAGGAAGACCATTGACAGAATATGCTCTAACCATTGATTCAGCTAAAGAAATATCAATGATGGAGGGAAACGAAAAAGGGAAGCAGGCTCGACGATATTTTATCGCTTGTGAACATAAGCTAAAGGAGCTTTCTTCTCCTTCCTACATGATTTCCGACCCAATCAAACGAGCCGAGAAATGGATAGAGGAAGAAAAGGTGCGCCAACAGCTTGCACTTGAAAACGAGATGAACAGACCGAAAGTTGTATATTTCGACAATCTGGTATCAAGGAACTTGCTTACCAATCTTAGGGACACAGCAAAGCAGATACACGTCCCTCAAAACAAGTTTATTTCATTGCTTATAGACAACAAATACCTATATAGAGACGCAAAAGAGAAGCTTAAACCGTATTCCCAATACGTACCGATGTACTTTGAGTTAAAGGACTTTGAGAAAAACGGGCACGCAGGTACGCAGCTTCTTGTCACTCCGAAAGGAAAGGAAACGTTTCGTCTTATGTGGGGAGGAGTTGGATATGAGAACTGAAAAGCAGTATGATTTATCCGGGTTCAATCAGTTGTTCAATGAATCCTTGTCGCCAAGGGAACTTGCAGACGAACTTGTTCAACTGTTGTTTAATTACGCTTCATGTGTCGATGAAGGCAATGCAGAGCTATTTAGAAATGATGCAAGCACTATATACCTTATTCATCAAGAACTAATTAACATCAAGGAATGAATTATAATCAATCAAGCGTAGGTAGCATTATTATAATGTTACCTCGCTTTTTATATCATTAATCCAATGAAACTCACCCTCATAAAACAAGAAGTGCTTCTCCTGCAAAAGCTGCTTTACTCCTACAAGGAATGCCTGCCCGATGGAACGACGGAGAAGCATGGACGTTTTGTCGGGAAGCTTAACAAGAAAATTAAAAGACAAATTTTAAAACAGAACAATAATGTACTACGAACTAAAGCTGAAGGTAAACAAGACCAATGACAAAGGAGAAGAAAAAGAAGTCACCGAACAATATATTACCGATGATGAACTTTTCGGTCATGTCGAACTAAAAGGCAATGAACTATACAACGGTAATTGTGACGTTTTCGCAATCAGCCGTAGCAAGATACGTGAGATTGTCAATGAGAAGCAGGCTGATGAGTTCTTTTACAAAATAACCCTTGTTGAAGTTTTCGTTGACGACAACGGAAAGGAAAAAGAGAATAAATATTACGTTCTCATATCGGCAAAGAATATGGATGATGCAAACAAAAAGGCGGCGGAATACATGAAGCAGGGACTTCAAGATATGAAGCTGGATGCTATTGCCAAAACAAAGATTATTGATTTTATATAATGGGTCAGTTTATTTAAACAAATAAAAACATGAAGAATATTAACGAAATGACCGAGCAGGAAATACTTGCTCTAACGGAGGAAGACGTACAGAAAATGATTAAATTCCGCATGATGGAGGAAGGCATCAAAATCATGGATAGGCCACGAGTTCCCGAACTGTTTGAGGTTGAGCCTGCTGATTTGGAAATTTTCACCATTCCGATCCTTTCCGGATTTGCCTTTACAAATATGGAAGAGGCAAATGCGGTTGCAAAAGCATTGATAAAAGCAAAGACCTTGCGTAAGGTTGATTATGACTGGCAAAAAATGGGGAGCGACTACAAATATCTCGTCAAACAAGACAGATATTCCTTTTACGGGGATTCAGATTTCTCCATTCAGACTAATTGGGCTTACTCCAATGAACTCTACAATAAAATCATTGACTTCGCTGTGCAGAACAAGTCGATGAAAGAGCAAGCCGAGAAAGACCAAAAGGAATATGAAAACCAATTGCAAGAATCGTCTGGCATTGTTTCGGAGATACGTGAAAGGGTTAAAGAGGTCAATATGAAATACGAGAGATTAGAAAGTCTTGTTTGGAAGTTTGCCACCGATTATTATCCACTTTCCGACAACAACGAGGACATGGCTATTAAATTTATGTCTAAGGCATATTCATTGACTGATGAAGAAAAAACGTATATACTGGATAATTATACTAATACCTTGCAAGATGAGGTTTAATAGTAATTATTTAAGTATAAAGTTAGAGTAGATATTCCCGGTGTGGTTTGACCGCCTATCCGGGAACAAGGGCCTGTGAAGATTGGGCAGGTGAATATGGAGAAGTGGTGTAATTGGTAGGCACGCCGTGGGTAGCGCGGTGAGTGTAATAGAAATAGGAAGTTGGTGCTTTTCCACCTTAGCAGTCATGCTATAGTAACAAGCCGAATAAACTCGTCCCGGTTCGAGCCCGGGCTTCTCCACAAACTTGTGTTAGAAAGGGGACATGAAAGTATTTAGTTGCAAATGGATATTTCTGTAATGCGCATACGGATAGTGTTCCCGATGGAATGATGTGAGCCACACATAAATGGCAAGAGTTAATAAATAATGGTTGTACCCCGAAGAATGCGCTTCGGGGCTTTTAATTAGGTAAATATGAAGAGAGTAAGTAGTAAACAAGCAAAACTAAATAGAGAAATGGATAAGATAAAGAGAAACCTATCTCCTTATTGCTGTTTGTGCGGTCGTCCGGCTGTTGACCCAGCACATTTGTTACCTCGTTCTCTTTATCCTGAATACTATACTGAAGAATGGAATGTAGTTCCAATGTGTAGAAATCATCACGACCTATATGATGGAAACCGAGAGTTTCGCAGAAGGTGTACTGAATTAGTAAATATAGTCCGCTTACATGATGAACAGGCGGCTAACAGATATTTTGGCTTATGAAACAAATTATTCATGGGAAAGTCCCAAGTAAATCCAATTGTTACAAAGTGGTCACATTGAATGGTCATGGCAGTCTTGCCAAACAACCGGCATTAAAGAAATACGAAAAGTCTTTCTATCTTCAATGTAGCCAATACCGCAATAGAAATATATCGTCATTGTTTGAACTTCATTTGAACGTATTTTACGAGAATCAACGCCCTGATCTTGACAACTGTTTTAAAACGGTTCTCGATTGTTTGCAAGGATGTAAAGCTATCAAGAATGACCGTAATTGTGTGAAGATAGTAGCAGAGAAGTTTATCGACAAAGTAAATCCAAGAATAGAATTTGAAATTATACCGATATGCAATTCAAATTAAGAGACTATCAACAGAAAGCCTCTGATACTGCCGTTTCTTTCTTCAACAACAAGGCGAAGAAAACAAATGCTATCATGGTGTTACCTACGGGATCGGGAAAGAGCCTTATTATAGCGGATATAGCCGCAAGACTTGATGGACATACCTTGGTGTTCCAGCCCTCGAAGGAAATACTGGAACAGAATTTCAAGAAACTCTGTTCATACGGTATTCTTGATTGCAGCATCTATTCTGCATCCTTTAACTCAAAAGAAATAAGCCGGATAACATTCGCCACCATCGGCAGTGTGAAGAATCAACCCGAACTGTTCACCCATTTCAAGAACATCATCGTGGATGAATGCCACCTTGTTAATCCCAAGGAGGGAATGTACAAAAAATTCTTTGAAGTGGTAATTGCAAGATACTTGGTCTTACTGCAACTCCTTACAGGCTTTCTTCAAGTCAGGAATTTGGGGCTATGCTAAAGTTTATCACTCGCACACGTCCGGCAATATTTAAAGAGGTAATTTATCATGTACAGGTATCAACTTTACTTGATATGGGATATTTGTCTAAGTTGAACTATTATCCAATGAATCCTACCGGATGGAACGAATTGAATTTAAAAGTTAACACTACTGGTGCTGATTATACAGACAGATCGGTACAACGAGAATATGAACGAATTGATTTTTATAGTTTCTTAGTTCATATAGTTCAACGGCTTGTTAATAATCAAAAAACAGGCATTAAACGGAAAGGTATATTGGTATTTACCCGGTTCTTAAAAGAAGCCGAGAGGCTTACTTACTCTATCTCTGGTTGCGCCATTGTTTCCGGTGACACTCCCAAAGGTGAGCGTGAAAAGATTCTCGAAGCATTCAAGGCTGGTGAAATTTCGGTAGTGGCGAATGTGGGTGTATTGGTTTGTGGATTCGATTATCCAGAGCTTGACACCATTGTCCTCGCACGTCCAACAATGTCATTGGCTTTATATTATCAGATAGTAGGTAGAGCTATCAGACCGCATAAAGATAAAGAGACAGCTTGGTTTGTAGATTTATGTGGCAACATAAATAGATTTGGAAAAGTCGAAGATTTAAGATTGGTTGATGGTGGTAATGGTAAATGGGCTGTATTTTCAAATGGTAGACAATTGACTAATATAAGATTCTAAATATATGAGTTTAAAACCAAAATAATATGGCTGGCAGACCTACAAAACAGGGGATAGATTATTTCCCTATGGATGTCGGTTTCTTTTCGGACGTTAAGATAAGAAAGATTTCACGTGCTTGTGGTTCTCAATCCACTTCTATACTTATTTGCCTGCTGTGTAATATCTATAAAAATAATGGGTATTATATTTTGTGGGACGAAGATTTGCCTTTTGTTATTGCTGACACAGTTGGGGTTTCCGAGGGCGCAGTAAAGGAAGTGATGGTAAAAGCTTTACAGGTCGGATTTTTCGACAACTCGCTTTATGAGAAGTTTCATATATTGACTTCATTCGGAATACAAAAGCGTTTTCTTCTTGCCACCTATCAAAGAAAAGAAACTGAAATTATTCCTGAATATCTAATTAATAATGCAATCAATCCAATTAATTGCACAAATAATTCAATTAATCATGTGGATAATGAACAAAGTAAAGTAAAAGTAAAGAGAAAGAAAAATAATACCCCCTCACCCCCTTTGAAAGGGGGAGGTGGGAAAAAGAAAAGTGAGCCTAAAGCGATCAACGTAAAGGCCCGCTTTCTTTTTGAGGATTATTTCAAGAAAACTTTCTCTGATAGCTATTATTGGACTGCCAAAGATGCAGGGGCTATGTCTCAACTATTAAAAAAACTTAGATTTCAGAGGGAACAAAGACAGATGGATGTTTCTGATGAATCTCTGCTATACGCACTTCAATATCTTCTTTCATCAATTAAAGAGGGATGGATATTTGATAATTTTAGCGTAACCAACATCAATTCTAAGTTTAATGAAATTGTATCTCAAGCAAGAAATGGAAACAATCGGAAAATTGATACAAAGCCGGACGAAAGCTCCGCCGGTATCAAATCAATCGTATTTGGAAAGCAAAGCTAATCAGAAACAATGGAGTAAAGAACAGGCTGATATGTATTGGCGTAATCAACTTGTTGCATCCATGAAAGCGATCTCGCCAAATTTTACGGTTGATGATAGTAATCGCCAATTGCTGAAAGCTCTTTATCAATGGGTTTGGGGGATTCCCGGAGTATTTGATGTAAGCAAGGGGTTGTTGCTGCATGGACCTATTGGGGTGGGTAAGTCCACCTTGTTGAAAGGGATGCAGAACTATACGGCAAAAATAGCCCGTTATTGTATTGGTGGTGCAGATGTGGGGCTGACCTTTCAGTTTACCAGTGCTGCCGAAATTGCCTTGCAGTTTGCCGAGAAAGGTATTGCTGGACTGAACCTATACACAGACAGGTCGTGCATGCACAATCTTGCTATTGACGAGGTAGGAAGGGAACCTATGGATGCCAAACACTTTGGTACGGGTATTAATGCCATTCAGACCGTATTGCAACTCCGTTATGAGCAGCGATATAATTTCTATACCCACATGACTACGAATCTTGACCCGGATACAGAGCTTTCTCAACGATATGGAGCCTATATCGCCGACCGGGTGAAAGAAATGTTTAATGTGGTAAAAATAGAGGGAGAAAGCCGAAGATAATGCCAAAGAAAAAAGAAATCCTTTTTGCTGTGTATTGTCGAAGATGTGCATACGCTAAAGATTTTATTGAAAACTCATGCTTCTGTATGGTAAAAAGTCATAGGGTATGTGCGTGTGACCGATACGGAAGAATATGCGAAAGATTTAAAGGAAAAAAATAAAAACAAATGAACAAACTAACTATAAACGACCTACCCGAAGATGTCTTAGAGAGAATGAGGAGAGCAATTAGAGAGGATAGCCAAATGATTGCTCTAAAGAACAAGCATTCCCAGTATATAATCAACAGGCAATACGCCAAAGCCGTTTTGCTAAAGGAAAAAATGCAAAAGATAGAGGATCGGGTAATACGTGAATATCTTGACAGCTACGAAGGTGAAACGGAGAATATGCAGAGCCTCATGTCGGATATGTCGCCCGAAGACAGGGAGTATATCAATACTTGCACCAATGCGATTATTCTAATCTGTGACATGATAGAAACGTTTACAATGGACTTTAACCAAGTTCTTAAGAAATATCATCCTGATTACCGATTGGAGATGTACGATAAGATAATGCAGGTAGGCAAAGAAGCTAAGGCCCATGTACAGTTCATGTCGGAGTGTACGGACAATGTCTATCAGTGTTCCTTTGCGGACAGCGCGGATGATATTACGGAGCTCGTGAGGAACAAGGCCCGTTCGCTAATACGCAAGGTTAAGGCTAAGGAGGCAGAGAGATGAGCGTGTGATATAGCAGGTAAGTATGTACGAATAAATTAAACTAACAACATACATTATGAAAAAGAAATTAACTCCTGATAATATTCAGGAACTTACAGAAAATCAGATATTCGTTTTTGGTTCAAATATGAACGGTAATCATGCCGGAGGGGCGGCAAGATTAGCCGTAAAAAAATTTGGTGCAGTGATGGGGCAGGCAGAAGGCATACAAGGCCAGTCCTACGCCATCCCAACGTTGGATAAGGATATGCAGAAAATAGCCGAGGAAGAGTTAATAATCTATTTAGGAAACTTCCGAGAGTTTGCTGAAGAGCATCCGGAAAGGGAATTTCTTCTCACCGCTATTGGTACAGGAATAGCCGGATTTGATACAAATTATATGGCGTACATGATACTTAGAGCAAATCTTCCGGATAATGTTACTCTGCCAAAGGAGTTTACCAAAATAAAAGGATACAAGGGTTTTAATCCAGATATGACATGCCGAGGGTTTAAATACGAAGAAGGCAAGGACTACGAGGAGGAAGGAGAAATAGGAGCTTGCGAAAATGGATTTCATTTTTGTCTTCATCCATTGGATGTCTTTGGATATTATCCGCCTGCTTATATAGGTATGAATAAGTTTCACGAAGTTGAGGGAAGCGGTTATATGGATGCGGATGAGGATGATACAAAGATCGCTTGTTCTAAAATACATATCGGAACAAAACTCGATATAAAAGGGCTTGTGAAAGCAACCGTATCCTATGTAAAGGAACGGTGCACTAATAGGAATAATGCAAATCCTGGGTTTCCTGCGACCGCTGGTGATAGAGGTGCTGCGACCGCTGGTAATTATGGTGCTGCGACATCAAGAGGTAGTTCATCAACTGGAAATAACGGTTTAGCAGTGGCACGAGGAAATAATGTAAAGGTCAGAGGAGGTATAGGTTCTATCTTGGTTATAGCAGAGGAAAAAGAAAACTCGTACAATGTTTCCGATTGGAAAGCCGTTGTGGTTGACGGCAAAAATATCAAGGCTGATACTTGGTATAGATTAGTAGGCGGAGAATTTGTTGAGGTGGAAGATTAACTAACAACAATATATTATGATTAAAAAAATATTACAGAAGTATCAAGCGTACAGGGATAAAAAGTTCCTTGCACGCTTGGAGAGAGTGTTAAACAATAATGTGGTGGGCGCAAACTTATTTATAGAAAAAAATATATTTTCACTCAGGGGATTTCACATGTATTTTCCTAAAGGCGCAGTGGCGGATTTGCTAAACAAAATTCCTCCAAGTCTTGTCGAAGAACGTCTTCGTTCAGGATATTACGAGAAACGAGAGATTCCGCAATCAGGTTTAGACTTTTAGAATAATAGAAACAAAAGTAACAACAAAAAGGAGCATATCCAACAGTTATAATGATAAGTTAGAATTTGACACTTAACCTTTCATTAGGATGTGCTCCTTTCAAAAATTTGGGTAAAACAAAAAGAAATGAAACAGACAGTAGAAGAAGCAGTAAGGAAATATGCTGACGATAAATGTCAAGAACGTGGAGTTCCAAAGAAATATAGATTGCATTTCGATTTTGATAGATATGACATTGAACAAGGGTTCAAAGCCGGTGCTGAATGGCTTGCAAATCGGATTAAATCAATCATGCAGGACGATTCACTGACAGACGGAGAAGTTATAGAGAATATTCATAAACTCTTAAATTTATAATGACATGAAAGAGGTATGGAAAGACACAAAAGGAGTGTTTGGGTATCAAGTTAGTAATTTTGGACGAGTTAGAAGCATTTTTAGTAGATGGGGGAAACGAGCGTATCCAAGGATAATGAAAGGTTCTATAGATTCTCATGGATATGTTCAGGTAACAATTAGCATTAATGGGGAAAGGAAACTAATGTTTGTGCACAGGCTTGTTGCAAAAGCATTTATACCAAACCCTTTAAATTTAGAGATGGTAAATCATAAAGACGAGAACCCTTTAAATAATAATGTTGATAACTTGGAATGGTGTACAAGGTCTTACAATAACTCCTATGGGCATGCGACTGATAGTTATCGAAAAAAGATTTGTTGCATACATGGAGAAACTGCTTACGTTTTCAAATCAATAAAAGATGCTTCAATTAAAATGAATATTCCAACAACATCTATTTTCAACTCATTAAAAAGACGTTCGCCAATGGTTAGCAGAGGTCTTATGTTTTATTATGTTGGTAAAAACGAAATCCCCTCTTTCGATGAGATACTCGAAGCCAACAAGGATGTACTGGAACGGATTAAAGAGAAAGGAGATTGAGATATGAAATTTCCTAAAGTAAAGAAAAAGCAAAAGATTGAAAGGGTTTGTTACAACTGTAAGCATTATTATAAATGCACTGACAGATTTAACAGAGATACTATAAACTGTGATAAATTCAAATTTAATGCTTTATGTAAGAGTGTTTAAAAAAAAGATTAGATATGAAATCAAAACAAGTATTATCAATAGATCAGATGAAGCACCTGAGGGAGCTTGGCTTGGATACGAGTGATGCAAGTATGTATTGGGCAAGAGTATCGCATGGAAGTCGTGTTGATGATAAATCCAAAGGTAAATGGTTTTTGAGTTTGCAGAAAGAATTCCAAGTTTGTGGTTTTATGTCATATGAATCAATTCCCACTTACACCTTGCAGGACATTCTTGACAAGCTGCCGAGTTATATTACATACAATGATGAAGAATATCAACTGCAAATACTTCCGCCTTGTATATGTTATAGATACGTAAATTATACGTTTGACGATTTAGATTATAAAAACAATGTGGTATATTGGAAAACGCATATAATATGCTGTGCTGGTGTATTGAAAATGGATATATTTTAAAGAGGGTGAACAATGAAAGCGAGAATAAAAGAAACTGGAGAAATAATTGATGTTGAATGTCGTTTCTATGCCAAGATTGGTTCTACGGACCCGATTATTCATAATAGTTTAGTTGAGGTTTTGAAAGATGATGAAATCATTGATTGGGAACAGAGGCGTTATGAACTGGCAAAGGCTGCAATGCAAGGAGTTCTAAGCAACCCTGCTTTTTGCGGCACATATTCTAAACGTGAAGCACCGATAATTATAGCGCTTGATTGTGCTAATAATATGATAAAGAAACTGAAAAGAGAGTAATCATGGATATAAAAGAAGTAAAAAACAAGAAAGAGAAAGCTGAAATGGAAATAGCTCATATTTTAGAACACCTTGAAGCTGAAATAGGTTTAGAAGTCAATAATATGATTTATATACGCAGGGAAAGTGAAAAATCTACGTTATCTGCTTTGCCTGTAAGAATAAAAACAAAAATAATCTTGACGTTTTAATTATGGAAGTAAAGAACGGAATAATAATAGACGGGGTGCTGCATGAAGCAGAGAAAGTGTATAATGGGCATTCTGATTGCAGTGACTGCTCGTTGCGTTATGAATGCGATGAATTTGAGAGCCAATACGAAACGTTTCTGTGTATTGTAATGAAATGTTTTCGTTTCGTCAATCGTGGCAAAGTGACAGATATTAAGATAGATAAGGAGGAATAATTATGGGATTTTCGACACCAGCGTTTATACGCAAAAATACACCGGAATTAAGAAAGAAGTTGGAAAAATTAGGATACAACCATCCTACTGATGTAATTGAAGATGAAAGGTTTTGTATTGCTACATCACCAGTTAACTGCAATTATCATATTATTATTAAAGGGGCTTTTGATGCTACAAATCCTTATCGCACATGGAATTGTGCTGGAAGAATTGATTGTGGAACCAATGAAGAGCTTTTCTTAGCTATTGCTGCATTGAGGGATGATACAGATGACAATCAATGGTTTACCAACGGCAAGGGAGATTGGGGTATGTATCGGGATGGCTCTGACGGTAATTTGCCTGGAATGGATTTCTTTGGGATGCCAAACGACTTTGATTTATCTCATTATCACAAGGCTACCGTAAACGAACTGATTGAACATTTTAAAATATGAAAAAGATAATTATTCTTTTAGCGATAGTCGCACTGCACAGTTGCGACATTCCTGCAAAATACCCAATAACACATCATACACGTTCAGGCTGCATTACTTACATCAATGATAGCATAGTAGTTATCAGTACTAATGTGAGTGGTCTTGATAATTACGAAACGAAGATTATTAATTTGAAAAAACAATAACTATGGCCGAAGAACTTGTAGCATTAGAGACAGCGAAGATGCTGATAAAGAAAGGATTTAATGAGTGTAGAAATGTTGTTGATATTAACAATATGTCAAACGGTGATTTACCAAAACGATGCTTTTCTCAGCCTACACAATCTCTTGCTCAAAAGTGGCTACGTGAAGTCAAGAACCTGCATATTGAAATATACCGTAATGCTTGTGGTTATGGATATATCATTGTGAAAGCCAATAACGGCACATGGATGGAAGATGATGATGCCAAAGGCCCTAACGATAGTGGGAATTGGGATACCTACGAAGAAGCACTCGAAGCCGGGATTTTTGAAGCATTAAAACTTATATGATTATGAGAAGATTTATATATATACTGGTTTCTATCATTATATCATATCTAATTTGTGTATATGAGTATAATACGTGGAATTTCATAGCCGGGTTAGAGCCTTCACTATCTTGCGAAAGATTAGCCAAATACGCCTTTTATTTCGTGATATGGTATTGGGTTGCGAAAGCTGTTGATTTGTTTAATGATTAATATGATTATGGCTAAGAAAATAATGTTTAATGATAAATACAGCTTAACCCAAGCCGTATTGGAAGGTTGGAAGACTACGACAAGGAGAATTGTGACAGATAAAAAGTTACACTATTGGAAATGTAGTTGTCCTGATATGGTAATAGTCAAAGTTCCTGAATCACAAAAACTAAAAACTGATGATGATAATACTTATTTTGGCATAAAGGACAAAATATCATCCGAATATTATTGTGATACTATTACCTCTCCGTACAAGGTTGGCGAAGTTGTTGCCATTGCGCAAAGCTATGGCGATTGTGGTAATATGCCTGATTACGAATTGGACGAAGATGGCTATCCTATAATGCCAAAGAGAAGCGGATTTTTTAATAAAATGTTTGTCCGCGCTGACCTCATGCCCCATCACATCCGTATTACCAACATCAAGATAGAACGGTTGCAAAACATTTCCGATGAAGATTGCTTTAAGGAAGGAATTTATAAAGGACAATGCGGAAGTGCAGATACACATTTTATGGATGTTTATTATTACAAAGGAGACATTCAATCTTATTGCACCCCTCGTGGAGCCTTTGCCGCCCTCATAGATAAAGTATCCGGCAAAGGCACATGGGAATCCAACCCTTATGTTTTCGTTTACGAATTTGAATTAGTTGATTAGCCATGAATAGAAACGAATACCGGGAGCGCTGCAAACATTACAGCCATTACAGCGGGCAGTGTTACAAAAAATCGTTCATATCGGGCATAGCAAACAATGTGCATGTGAATATGAAATGTGACGGTAAATGTCCTCGCATGAGGAATTACGATAAGAGAAACGGAATATTAATTGATAAAGAAATAACAGATTAATCTAAATGAATGCACTAAAACGCTTTATATTTATAATATTGTTTATGCCTATATGTACTATAAATGCTATCTATGATACTATGATGTTTGTAGTCAAAGGCGACAATCACGAATGGTTTGTAATGCTTAATTGGCTGAGTAATAAATTAATAGATAATTGATATGGAAAAAATCAAATGTATAACTTTCGATAAAGCAGCACAAGATGTTTTGTCGGAACAAATCAAGGCTAAGATGAAAGCTAATATGAGCAAAGCCAGACGGGAAGAATACAAAAAGCTGTGTTATAACTTTGAGTATAAGTTTGGAGAATATATACCCAGTTGCGCATTAAAGTCTGGAGAATGTGATGAAGATTGTGAATACATGAGAAACTTTAAAAATAGTAAACATGAATTTAAATAAATTGCGCGATCGCGCCTATAAAACCGCCTGTGAACATGGTTTTCATGATGAAGAATTGAGTAACGAACATTGCCTCTGTCTTGTCATATCCGAGCTTATGGAAGCAGTGGAAGCAGATAGAAAAGGGAAATACTTCAAAGGTATATTGACTTTTGAGCGTGAGTTTAACCGTTATTCCGCATTAGTGGAAGAAGAAAAACGATTTAAGTGCTCGTTTGAAAGACACGTCAAAGATACAGTTCCTGATGAGCTTACCGATGCCGTTATCCGCCTGCTTGATTTGTGCGGACTGCGTGAAATTAAGTTGGAGAATGACTGTTTGGATGATGAAGTGCTTGAAGAATATTCGCACATATTCATTGGCAAAACATTTACAGAGTCTATTTTCAATATTACTAAAAATCTTATTGATAGAGATATATCCTACTCTCTAATTAAGATTTTCGGGCTTGCCAAGCATCTTGACATAGATTTGCTCTGGCACATTGAGCAGAAACAAAGATATAACGAATTAATACCATATAAACATGGAAAGAAATATTGATATTAAAAAATACTATTACTATACTTATCGATCCAAATCAGGTGGAATATGCTGCGATGTATGCTCGATTGAAGATGGTGATTTTGATTTAAATCGCATGATGCGTGATTTGTATAAAGATTACGGGTGCGTGTGTATAATCACTTTTTGGAAAGAAATATCCAAAGAAGAACACGAAGGGTTAATGGAGTTCTGTGATAAAGTTAATAAGGAGAGATAGTAATGAAGCATATATTTTTTTTATTTGTAGGTATTTTGGCTTTATACGAAATCATGAAAGCCTTAAACTGTAAGAGGGTTTATTATCGTACATACGAATATATACATTCTCCCAAAGAAGATAAGAATACATATTTTAAAAAGCACCCCATGCTTCTTTTAATGAGCGTTTTGGATCTTTTTGAGTGGATGACATTAATGGCAGGACTAATGACAAGTCAATGGGTTTTATTTTTGGCGGTGATGGCTTTGTCTTTATCAAGATTCTACCGCCTCGGTAGTTGGGCCATATGTATAGACTGTATTATTACTGTGGCTATTTACTTGTTTGCTATTATTAATACTTATCATTTACATATAGAATTATGAGTAAATTAAGAAGATATAAAAAGGTAGATACGAGTCTGTCTCATTTGTGCACTTTTGCACCAGTTAAAGATCCGGCAGTGGTAATAGGGTCTTATTACTGCAAAAACATTTGTCCTCATTGCCGAGGGATGTTGAATATATTAGGGGTTAGATATGTAAGATGTGATAAACCATGAGTAAAAAAAAGGATGCCTGTACATCCCCTTAAAACAGCATTACGCCACTTTCTTACTATCTACCAAGAAAGAAAAGTATTTGGAATGTTTTGGATATATCCGCTTACCGTTCCTTATGATATACCGACAGAAAATACGAGTTTTGCCGTTTTCATTTTGCATTTGATTTTTCACAATAACACCTCCTCTCCGTTTTGCCTACTAACCTGTATTAGCAAGCTTTAAGCTGCACCCTGTCAAGTGCAACTAAAAAAGCCCAAAGTTACAGGACATTGGGCTTAAATGTCTTTTCTCAATGAGAACGGACAAGAAAGGTGACGAATGACAGTTCGTCGGGTTGGAGGTGTTAATGCTCCAAATCAAATGCGGTACAAATATAGGTTTTAGCCTACAAGTAAGGAACTTTATTAACGATTTCAATAGTCAAATTAACACATGAGTAAACTCTACAAAGCAACCATTTTCGGCAAACCGTTCATGCTTGGATGGTTCAGCCATGCGGACAAATGGTATCATAGAATTGGAATAATATATTGAGACAATGAGAGCAACCGAAAAGAAACTAAGAGACAGACACGCCCGTCTGCCTGAACAATACAAGAAGGTAGACACGACAGTCAACGGAGATGCAGAACACCTGATAGAGGAGCGCAGACAGCTTGAAAAGAACTTGGTTCCTCTGCGCCTTAGCAACACTACCGTTATCTACGTAACAAAGGATAAGCAAAACGAAGCGTATGCAGCAGTGGCGCGTAAACGAATGGGAATAGCCGAACCCCGGAAAGCATTTGTTGACCCTCTTTCACAGGAGAACATTACAAAGATGTACAAGGAGGACGGCATATCTCCCCGTAGAATGGCCGAAATATTGAATGTAAGCGTCAGGACGGTGTATCTAAGATTAGCCAAATACGGGCTTACAAAAGTGAAATGCAGATAATTAAAACTTGTAATTATGAAAGATATTAAAAGAAAATACAGTTTCTCTGATATAGAGTTTAAGCCTTACTTTACAGAGGAAGAGGTAAATTTTATCAAAAAGCTGAAATTAATGAAAGATGTTGATAAGTACATGCAAGGAGTGGTTGAGTTTGAGAATGGTTATGGCGTCAGTGTACTTTTAGGACAGCTGTTTCATTCAGACGGGAAAGACACATACGAGGTGGCCGTTACCTATGACGGCCATATAATCAACCGAGATAACGAGCAGTGGGTAGAATGCTTCTTGAACCGCTATGAAGTTGAGAAGCTGATAAATAATGTTGCCGGGCTTAATCCTATTGGCGTTGATTCGTTCAACAAAGGCGATTACTTGGTGTGTAATCTTGATAAATATCATATGTATATAGTCAGTCCGGAAAGAGAAAACATTAGATTGTTTGGTTCTTTTTACGAAAGAAGAAAAGCCACCTATGAAGAAAGAGAGAGGATATTCGAGAGATTGAGAAAATCATTAATTGTTTAAACAAAAGCTATGGAAGATAATACATTAGACCAAAACCTTTATACCACCGCAATGAAAGAAGCGCTAAAGGTGGAGCTCTTGGAAAGCAACGAAGAGATTAAACTATATGCCGCCTCTTTGTATAATGCGATGATATGGGGTAGAAATCATACGGTTAAAGTAAAATATTAAGTTTTTTATTTGGCGTTATAGAAAAAGGGTGTATATTTGCAGCGTTACGGTTGAGAGGGCGGCTTCGGTCGCTCTTTTCTTTTCTTCCATGTTAAGCCCTCCGATATTTAAAGATTATCTGATCTTTAACAGCTTCATCAATAGCATCGGCTTCATAGAGGATTCTACTACCTACACGTTTGGCAACTATAAATCCGTCTTTGGTAAGCCTTGCCAATGTTGGCAAAGTAACATGGAGTAAATCGGCTGTTTCTTTACGGGTGTAGAACTTAGGTTCTTTCTTTGCAGTGGCTATTAATACACTTTCAGTCACTCGATCTACAATAGCATCTATAAATGGAGCAAAGAAACTCATTATAACTGCTTGCTGAGTTGAATTTAATTCTTTCATAACGATATTCTTTTAAATTGTTATGAAGTTAGGCTGTGCACGTCCTTATCTTCAACCGCAAAGTTATACTGTGGTGATTGTGGTGTAACTGTGGTGCAACAGTTATATTTCTACATTTAGGTAAAAAATAGCGCATCAATACGGTTGTGTATCAATATGTTACATAAACGGGAATAAAAAAGGCTGTGGTGTGGTTGTGGTGCGACTGTGGCATTTCTACATTTAGGTAAAAAAATAGCGCATCAATACGGGTGAGTACGGAGCTATTTAAAAGTAATATGAGTACCATATACATACTGTATAGGGCACTGGAGGATGTGAAAGAATTAGAGACACAGGGTTAACAGCATAGCCAGTTTTACCGCAACAATAAGCGGTATAGCATTGCAAATAACATCCTCGGCTATCTTTAGAGCACGTTCCATTGCATCATAGCAAGCAGTCGACAGAACATCCAGTGCGGTAAGTCTTCCGACTGCTTAATCAATATGTCTAATTGTTCATTCATAGCTATATTTTAGGCACATGTAAGACCATATTTTATTATCTCCCGGCATCCAGTCTTCATCGTCAAACCAAAAGGCATATGCCGCTTCGATAATATCCTCTCCGTCCAAAACCTTGCACAGATCGGCCCAAAAAGCATTAAAGGCTACGTATTTATCCCAGCGTGTACATCCTGACGGGAAATTCTTGTTCTTGGTGGCTTCCTCTATCTGATCTACCGTCCAATATCCACCCTTGTGTTCGTTGCCTTCCTTGTCGGTGTACTCCATATCGGCAACATCGTGCATGGCAAACTCTTCATTGTAATGGCATCCGCTCATGGCACCGTACAGCTTCCTCAACGCCAGCCAATACTTTTTAGGCTCCTTCTCTTTCATCGGCTCCAGCACATCCGAAAGAATGCGGGTGCTCTCTATCATTACAGCTTCACCCTTGCCTTTGCCGTACTTTTCTATCAATTCATAAATAGTCATAATCTTTTCCCTTTCTTTTAATTAGTAGTATGTTTCTTATCTGAATATCCTGCTTGCACCTCTTAGTAACACCTCAAAAATGGCATCCCCGGTAAGGTTTGCTCCCACCTCCCGCCAAAAATTGGGTTTGCTTTGCTTTCTGATTATTTGAAGCAGCAAGTCCTGCTGGCGAAGGTGATGTTCGTTGTTCTTTTCAATGTCTTTTTGTAATAATAAAAGAGCCTTGACACCGTCATCCTTGCAGTTACCTATACACTCGTTGAGGTATTTGTCCATGCAATACTTCATAATCTTCTTGTTGCCCATATTGTTATTTCTTTCCGCATGACGGGCATTTAACCGTCTTTGCGGGCTTTGGTTTTACAATTACAAATCTTCCCATAACCGATCGTATTTTTTGTTTATATAAGCCAAAAGCAAATCAATCCATAGTGCGGCCAAAGCGCACAGAAAAGAAACAAGGATGCAACGAATAACCGGACCTCCGCATGCAATGCTGTAAGCCAGCGTGAGCCAAAAGCTGATACACTTGCTGCATTTCAGCTTCTCTGATAAGCGTCCTATCTTTCCCGGGTTTACCGGAACAAGTCTTTTCAAAATGCCTGATATGGCGTCGAAAAGTCCCAAATAGATGAACAGGCATACGGAAACGGTTATTATCATTGCATCCCCAATCATACACTACTTGTTTTTGGATGATTTGGTTTCGTTTGCTAAGCTTTCATCTTCACCAAGCAATGCAGCTACGGCAGGCGCAGGAGCAGGGCTTGTGACAGTCAGGCCGAACTCTATTTCCACCGCATTTGTTTTCGTGCAGCAGTCTTGTACGTTGGTAGGACTTACCAGCACATTAGGCGTAACGGTAAGTGTTGCCGATGTGGGTACTGTGGTTGAATAGAACGGTACGGTAATTGAAGTGAACACTGTATCCGTCTGCGGGCATACGTCACAATTGTTGCATCCGCATACGTATGGCAGATAACTTACCGAACCTACCAATTGGATAGACAGCGAATAAAGGTTTCCGCCTAAAGAATCAATAGACTTTAAAACGGCCCTCATGGTCCCGCTCAAAGGATATTGGGCGGTGATACAGATGTTCCGGTTACGACACAGATAATGAATCAGGTCAATGTAATACATTATTGGGGATGGTGTCGTAGTCCCTGTGGCTACGGGGACAAGCTCCAATACGGAGGTTTGTCCCGATTTGTTTTTACAACAGCTCATAATGAATCGTTTTTTTATTAATATTATTCAGCAACGGGTTCCTCTGCTGATTGAGGGTATTTCTTTGGAGCCGGCACCCGGCTCTTCATCTCTTTTACAGAATCAGGCGTTCCTACACCCAGCAGCACATCGAGTTTTGCTTCAATGTTTATCAGCCGTTGTTCCGTAGCTATCAGGAACTTATTGTTTGATACTGCTATCTCGTAAATGGCTTGTATGTATTCGTTCATATTGTTTTGTTATTTAAAATATTTGATGATTTGATTTTTTACAAACAGGTTGTCTTTCCATTTAAGAACGCACTCTGTCAGCTTTTGTGCTGTTACCGCTCTTCCCTCGGCAGCATGTTCGTTTACAAAGTTCTGCAATGCCTTTGAGGCTGCATCCGCTTCTTCCTGCGTATCGGCATATACTTTAAAATTTATTTCAAATCCTTTCATAGTGCATTTGTTTTAATTACAACGGAGACAGAGGCGGTGATACTGGAGCAGCACCCGAAGGCGGCATTCCACCTCCTTTTTTCAGGCTTTTCAAGAACTCTATGCCTTGCATGATGTCGTTCTGATTTTCTTTCACCCAGCCGAATATCGTTCCGGCAGTATCCCTTACCTGTTGCATGGTTGTGGGAGGTACAACATCAAACGTAGGCAGTTCTTCCATGTCCTTAGCGAGAAAATCATACAGCTTCTCCGCTTCCTCTACGTTTCCTTTGGCTATCATCAGAGTTTGCATTTTCAGTGCAACCTTACTGGTAGGCTTTATCATTTTCAGCATTTCCATATTGTATTTTTTCTTTCTCCAAAACATAAGTAGCAATGTTTTTTGTAAAAAGGGAAAGGCTTAGTGCGCCCTTCCCCGATACCGAAATGCAATTAGCCGTTGCAAGGACATCCGCAAGGCTGCGGTGCGCTGTACAATGCTACGGGCTGCGGACACATCTGTGAGCGACCAGTCAAACGGTCAGCCACGATCTGTGCTTCTGCCTGTGCGTATGCGCTTGCTCCTGCTCCCGCCAAAGCGTTAGCCGTAGCGCCTGTCTGAACATTTACGTAGTCAATCATGCGAGGTTGCTGATTTACACGTTCTGCGCGTTCTGCAATAGCCAGTTGAGCCAGTCGGTCAATGTCTCTTTGGTTAGCTTTGCTTCCCTGTGCGGCATAAACGCCACCGAAAATCCAAGCTCCGATACCAGTCAACAAGGCTGCACTACCGATAGTGATAGCTGCAATTGATGTTCCGCTGGGTCTCTTCGCTGTTTTTTCAGCCACCATGAAGTGTTCGTAGGAACTCATGTCGGTTCCGTCGGACATGGCTTTCATTGCCATTAAATCTTCTGCTGTCATAGTCATAAAATATTTATTGTTTCAAGGCAGCCCGATGTAGGCTGCATGACAAAGGACAGGATAAGTACTATGCCACCGAAATAATACCTTGCGAGTTCATTGCTAATTCATTGCTCGCATCCAATGCTAAAAAATCACAATGATAGAAAAATAGTTATCTCATCCTTTGTGATTGATAGAATTATAGTTATCTTTGCAGCGTTATCCACATGACTGATAAGTCATTTCGTTTAATTTTAAATCTTAGTGAATGAAAGTTTTAAAAGTAAAGGCTGTGATAGCCTTATTAGAGGCGAAAGGGTGGAAACATATTAGGACTAATGGCGATCATAGAATTTTTAGGAAAGATGGCGAACCTCGCCCGATTCCTATTCCTGGAAATCCTAATGATGATTTAGCCATTGGAACACTTAAATCAATTTTCAGACAAGCCGGTTTAACAGAAGCTGACTTGAATGAAATTTAATCCACTCTTTAGGGAACAGCAGGACAATAGCCAGTCCTGCTTTCTTTGAAGAGAGCAAAAAAGGATATTATTAACGAGTAATAAATTATGAAGTATGAAACCGCTAACCGTTATCATCGAGAAAGCAGAAAATAATTATTCTGCTTATATCCAAGAAGTAGATGGTATTGTAGCAACCGGAAAAACCGTAGAAGAAATTAAAGCGGGCATCATCAACTCTATTAATGTATTAATAGAAGATTGCAAGGAATTTGGTGGTGTTATTCCTGTTGAACTTCAAGGAGACTATGAATTGTCGTTTAAAATGGACGTAAAATCATTACTCCAATTTTATTCCGGCATCTTTACAAAAGCTGGTTTAGAACGTATCACCGGAATAAACCAAAAACAATTATGGCATTACGCATCCGGAATGAGAAATCCCCGTCCGGAACAAACTTTAAAAATAGAAACAGCGCTTCACAAATTAGGTGAAGAATTATTGGCTATAAATTTATAACGCTGTTCCCTTTCCGCTTCTAAAAGCCCTCATTGAGAAATGGGGGCTTTAGCATTTCGCCAATATCATATATACCACTCTTTATGCTCCACTTATTCATTTTATTTTCAAAATGATTGCGTATATAATTAACCGCCTGCCGGGTTAACCCCGTATTCTTGGATATATCCTCGTCCGTCAGATATTTAGACAGAAAATATATTAAAATATAACGTGCGTCTACACATTCCTCCTTATTGCTTTCAATCATATCCAATTCTCCAACCCCCGTATGCCTACATACCGTAGACATCATAATCTGATACAAATCTCCTGTTTTCATATTATTCTGCTTTAAAACATGTAATTATTAAAAACAAAAATCACAACCCGGTGTTATTAAACTCGAAAGCCTCGTAACAACTCGGATTGTGATTGTTGTCTCTTGTGTTCGTTTCGCAGACAGAGGACAAGAGATAGGGGCTTTCTTTCTACTCTAAGCCCCGAAAGAGCGTCAGCTAAAGCCAACTTCTACACTTATTTCTTTTTTATCCTTATGGCAAGCCAAAGAACGGCCAATGCAACACATGCAATATTTAGCATCATGCTCGCACCTCCGTAATTGATTTTAAACCGTTCCCACCATGATAGTTTCCTTTCCACAGGATAGGGCTTTGGCACCTCAATTCTTCTTATCTTTTCAACAAAGTAAGGTATTTTGACTGTCACCGTAGATTGGGGATAGATCCCTAATGAGTGGTTCAATATCCCCTTATTCCAAGACGCATAACTATAAGCATACGGGTTATGCAGGAATGACACAGTATCGCGGGTAGACACGCTGTCTTTATAAGGTATCAGCTTCTCCTGAAACGTTGTATCGTGGTAGACTGTACTGTCAAGCACTTTGGTTTCAACAGGCACATAGACCGTCCTCGTTCGGCACGAAGCAAACACGAACACCAGCAGCATAGCCAGCAATCCAACAGACGCCCAAAACAATAGATTTCTTAGTTCTTTCATGGCAAATAGTTTATAAGTTACGAAATAGAGGAATCTTCATTTTTCCACTCCCTGCTATTCAGGATGCTACCAAGTTCCCTACTGTTATGTTCGTAAACCGTTAGTTTATCCTCGTCAGTCAACACAGGGGACACGAAGTCATAATGAAGAATAACCTTACTTCTGTTCACACTCTTACGCGCATGCTCAGGTACTACTATTCCCTTTTGCAAACACCATTCTACTGTTACAATTACATATTTCATCCGTTTAATCTTTTAGTCCAAATTTCATTTAACTTTATCTTCTCTTGCTCTATTTCATCAGGAGTGAGAGATTTATCGTAGAGGGCGAAGTAGTAGATAGCAACATTAGAAAACTCCTGACATCTACCTAAACTTAGATTATATGCATTCGCTCCTAAACTCAAAATATTTGTATCTGATGCATCTCCTGCTATGATATTTCTATCATTATAGGCAGTCTTACTTTGATATATTATTTGATTTGAGTTAAACAATTCAACTGCATTATCTTTTCCAAAAGAATATAAAGCCTTACTACCATTGGCAGTAACTCTTTCAATAACAAAAGCACCAAAACTTCCTATATCATCAGGATAAGTACGTTTGGAAGCAACAGCAGAAGAGTTGTTCGTATTAATTATTTCTCTCCTGCATATCACTGTATAATCCGTTTGTATCGGTATATTGTCACATACAGCATAATCATCTACACCATCGAATACAAGAGAACCTTCATAAGAAGAAGCCGCTTTTCCGCCGTCAGTTCCGCCACTGTGGTCTACACTTCCACCAAACCCGCTATTAGAAGTAAACGCAAAGTTCTTCAGTACAAGTTCATACCCCTTGTAACCCTTTATCGAAGCAGGAGGATTATCATTGCTGTATCCTGACATAAACCAAGCGTCAACAAGAGACTTGTGAAACAAACTCCCCGAACCCCTAGCGCTTGCAGAACCGACACCCGGCAGACGTATGGTGTCAATGCCGATGCTCTGAATTGCGACTTTGTTTAGTTCGATATTATTCATTGCCCTATTTTTTTAGCTTCCAACACTTCCGTAAACGATTCAACCGACACATTAACCCCTGCCGGGACATCTACATTGAAAATCAAGTTGGCACTACCGTTGTACGGGCCATAGCCGCCTACGTAGATTGCATCCATGCCGTCAATGTTGGCATAGATATTTAGCGAACCTGCTTCTTGTCTCTTCACCTGTATGGTAACAGGGCCCTCGGATACGAAAGATGCTACGTACTTGTTTTCCTCGTTTTTGCTGAATGATAAATCTGTTGCTGCCATAATGCTTTTATTTAATTGTTAATAATTATCCTTTGAAATATACGACTTTACCCTTTGTCCCGTCATTACGCATATCAAGATGCACCCACGTAACATCCTGCTCCAGCCTTATGGGATACGGAAGAAGTATTTGGTTTGCCTTAATCCAGTTGCGCACCTCAAGATCCGTCATACCTTTTACATCGAAATCAATGCCCGTACCTTGTATGTGTGCCGATACGTACACTTTCTCAAGCCTTGTTTTTTCTGCAACAAGCTGGCAGACATTGCATCTTAACCCTCGTTGTGTCACATTACCGCCTACCTGCCAATTATTCACATAGATAGGCTTGCCAAGTTTCTCCCTGATAACAAGCAGTGTTTCCAACAGGCGGTTATCGAAGAACTGCCAAGCGTTATCACCGAACTTCTCGTACACGTGTCGGCATACAAGTTCCTGAATGTCGAAGTAATCTTTAATATTCATTTCTTTTCCTCCTTATCTTTCGTTATTATCTCACTAACATCTTCCTTATCAACATTAAAAACCTTTTTGCAGAATATGCCCAAAGCCTTTAATATGTTGAAATCATACCCCTTAGGCTTTAATATGTTGCTTATAATAGAACAAAACTCTATAAAGCACACAAAGAGACAGGAATATATATCAATGTTCCACTTGTCCCCGGAAGCAATGTTTATCATCACAACCATGCAGACAAAGGCAAAGTAAGTTACCATTTTACCCATAGTACGGCGTATGGCTCCGGAGAAACGTACTTCCTCATTCATCAATAAACTCTTCCTAACTCCAAACGCCAAATCGCAGATAATAACTGCAAATGATACTATCAGCCAAGGTATCATGTGTTCCAATGACCGTACAATAAAGCTGCTTGCTATCATCGCAAATCCACCCGGTATGCTTTGGGTAATAATGTTTTCTTTCATTTTATCGTTATGTTTAAAATTCTTCCTATCTTTGTGTACGTACAAACTGTAAGCGTAAATTTTATTAATCAGGCAGACTTAAGTATCAAGATTACTGTTCGTATTAAATGGTCTGCCTTGCCCGCCTTATTCGTGAGAACATGGCGGGTTTTTTATCCACATACTTTTTCGTTAATCTAATCCATTTCTTTTTCTTGTTTGAAATTATTTATATATTTGTATCATTCATAGTATCAGAACTAACTACTGCATCCCCGTTTGGCTCGTGAGAGTGGAACGGGGAATTTGCTTATCTGTTTCATCGTACTATCTGCAAGTTATATTCACTGTCTGAACATCCATAGTTACGAATGAACCTTTATTGTCAGAGGTAGCCTCAAAGACCAAATAAGAAGCGGTGCCGGATTTCAACAGGCTGCTGAAAACCAAATAGAACTCCTGATACTGTCCCTCGGTTGGAGAAGGCTCTATATATATCTGACTGATATTCTGCAAAGAACTATTTGCGGGTTGTCCGAACTGGCTGCTTTGATATGTTCCGGCCACAACAGAGCATCTTATCTTTATGGTCCCTTCTCCTGAAGAAGGTGTGAACGATGAGTTCTCAGGAATAATGTACATCCCCTTCGCCTTACGCTCTATCTTCATCCTTATACAAAAATATCTTGTGCCTGAAAAAGAGAAAGTAAGATCGCTGTCTCTTGAATACCAAGTAGGATTAACCAACGTAAATGCCACATAGGTAAGGCTTGCCCGGCGGCTGAAATAGTTTACTATGCTAATCCTTTTAAAAAACGGAGTGTCGCTGCCGTTCCATGGAGCTACAATGCCCGTTCCACCCTCGGCACTTCCACTTGAGCTTATTTTCTGAACACCCATACATACATACAGCGACTGTCCGACAAGCTGGCTTGTATTCTGCATTATCTGCGAAAGCTGGATCTTTATATATTCTGCCCAGTCGGTAACGTTTGCAATATCTTGCCCTGATATTTGTTTGTAAGTCGGAGCGTCCATTACATAAAAAGGCATACCCGTTTCCAAGTAGCATTCAACAACAAACCTATATCCGGAAGATGTCGTAAAAAAGTCCCTGAAATTAAAATCGGACCCCGAATTTATCATGCAAAAAGCAGTGAAGCTATCTTCATCAAACATATTCAGTTCCGACTTATAATTAGTTATGCCTGTTGTAAACGGCTGGACAGCCGCGGTATTGTACCCTTTGAAATCACCAAGTCGGTAAGGCTCACCCTGTCCGCCTCTCGGAAGCTGATATTCCCAGTTGGGGTAGTTTGCCTGAGAAGGGTTTGTGGTAATTTCATAAGCCATTTTATTGAAATACACATATCCCGCCTTCAATGTTGGGGTAACCATTCCCCACATACACCCGTCCGCACGTGTAGGGTCTGTGCTATAATCAAGGTTGAAGTTTGTTGCCTTTCGGTAAGGTTTGTATTTGGCCCACTTGTTGATGTTAGCCCTCGTTTGGAAGAATGTTATCACCTCATTAGTGACACTTCCCCCGGCAGAGTTCAGTACGTCACGTACATTAACGGCAAGGTTGACATCGGTATTAGGTACAATAGCCATATCATACCTCCTTCCGTATAATGGTGATACCACCAGTAACAGCAATAGACATATCACTGCTACCGTCAATCTCGTAGTCCCCATGTACGACCCTGTCCGCTTCATATAGGCTTTCATCTGCATAACAATTCCAATTAGAGGATGTTACCCCCCCCCTCGCAAGTTGTTGATAACCAATAGGTTACCAATAACTAATAAATCAACCTTTACCTTTTTCATGACACAACCCCTTTCTGATTAGTTACTTGAACACATCAAAGACACCCTCTATTGCAGTACGCAAGATGTACGGATAGTTCTCCGCATACTTCTTCAAGGCTGCTGCCTGTTCTTTTGTGACCTTTGACTGGCCTGTTTTGTAGATTTCGCGGGCTACTTCCACCTCGCCCAATTCCTTAGACTGGGAGTATATCACGTTGGCAAACTGCTTAACCAATACGCCAATCTCACCGTCACCGTCTACGAATATCTTAGACTTTGAGCCGTCAATGTTTTCGATTTCTGCTTTGGCAAAGTCAATATCTCTCAACTCTTCTTTCTCTTTCTTTTCTTTCTTATCTTCCATGATGATTATAGTTTAATGGTTGTACAATTACAATGAAACGGGCTGTGCAGTAGCTATCTTGGCTTTCGTGTCGGCAATAAAGGTATTGACGGCCGCGGTGATGTTGCACTGCTCCTGCTTGTCTCCCACGTTATGGTTGATGCTCAGGTTCTCGTTGCCGTAACTGTTGAAAGTAGCCACCTGTGAGCCGTCTTTCTTCACTGTGCCTGAATTGATATTACCTACAATGCCGTTGTTTATCTCGGCATCCGCTTCAATGTCATAGACCTTAGATTCGTCTACGGAGTTATTTACTCTTACTGTTGCTCTCACTAACTTTTCATAAGCCACTTTTTCTGCGGCGGTTGTTGATGTACTCATAACTTTTGTTTTTATTGGTTACTATTCTATTGTTATCATATTGTCATTTGCATCTACTTGCATCGATGCGATTTTCATTTGGGAAAGGCCGATTATTCCCAATATCTCTATCCCGGTCTCACGCTCTATGCTGTTTCTCACGCCTGATATGTCGGTAATGAGGAACTGCGGAATATCTTTCCCACCAAACCGCACAAGCGTATTGCAGTAATACACATCTTCCATTTCACCGCCAGCGCCAACAAGAGAGCCGGGGTATTTGCGTCCTCTCACGATGTCGAACTTCTTTACCTTGTCCTCGGCAATAAGCCCAACACTCGCACCTGTATCGATAAGGAAGAAACCTTTCTTTCCGTTTACCTCGGCTTCAATGATAAGCCGCTTGTCTGATAATGATTTGAACTGTTTCATGGTCTATTGCATTAATAATTCTGTATATCTACTGTTTGAGATAGTGTTTGTCCATTGATTACGACAGTTACATTCACTTTCTTTGCTCCGTCAAAATTGGATATTTGAGAACCAAGATATGACTTACCGAAACTAAGGTAGGTATCGGCGTTAATGTACTCGTTGTAAGTAAATGTGTTTATAACAGATTCATACTGAGTATATATAGTAACCTTGATATTGGCCGATAATCTACTGTTGGTATTATTGTATATCTTGCAGTTTACAGATATTACCTTTGTTCCTGTGCTAATCTTAGTAGCGCTTAATTCTTTTAATTCTACTGGTGGCGCGTAATTCTTCAATGTAACCTCACCGTATGTGAATGTTAACGGAGTGAAGAAACCGGACGTAGGAGCCGTACTTGAACCTACATCCTTAACGCTCGAAACAAAGAGGAATGATTTATATTTTCCGGCAGCATGGCGAACCCTGTCAAATACGAATATAGCATTACCCGGATAATTGCCTATTGTTGGGTCATCAGCGACAGAAGCGTTACCGGTAGCCATATAAAACTCTGTACTACCAATCTTTAGCAGTCCGAGACATAAATAGCTATTTCTCCAATCACCAACTACATTACCTCCCGAATTAATATAATGGAGATCGGCTAATGTAAGGTTGTATTGCTGAGACGGTTGTACGTTAACAGGAACCGTTATTGAAAAGGCGGTTGTGCTGTCAGCCATCATTACAGAGTCATTATAAGGTAGATATGGTTGTACAGCTTCAGTATAATATCCCCTGAAATCTTCAAGCCTTAGGGGTTCCGAAGTGCCACCGACTGGAGGTATATAGGCAAAATAAGGAGTACCACAATTTCCAGCAAGAGGCGAGCCGTTACGGACATAATCAGCCATGTAGTTGACATTGTCCCAATACGGCACATTAGACAATCCCCAGTTTCTTGAACTGCGCTCATTATCGGTTACGTTAAAGTTTTTCGGGTATTTGAACGGCTTATACTTCGCCCATTCTCTAATATTTGCATCCGCAGTAAAAAAGCTTGGTGCATAATTGATATTAACATTCCCCCCTGCATCCCTCAGCACCGCACCGATGTTGTTTGACAGGTTAATATTGGTATCGGGTATTATTGCCATTATGCTGCCCTCCTTTCCAGTTCGATAATACGGTTCATCATTTCTTTATTGATATCTTTCAGCCCCTTGTTCTCTCTTTCAAGAAACTCTATTCTCGTTTCGTGGTTATTGAAGTCCTCTATCAAGAATCTTTGGAAATGCTTCGCGATAGACAGTACGCATGTAGTTGCAAGCACATCATAACTCATTGTGAAGAAGCCCTCATAGTCTGTGTCTGTCACCTGTGGAAGAAATGCGTTCCAATACTGGGCGCTCGTTCCTGCTCTAACCTTGCCTTTTTCTTCTGTCTTGAAAGTGTAATCGAAAAGGTCAGCGTTTGCCATTACGTCAAGAGGTACGATGATGCTGTTCAGGACGTTCTTCTTTCTTAAGTCGGAATACATGGTTATTCCGCCATAGGTGAGAAGATTACCCGGGCAAATAGTATTGCCACTTCCATCCAGCAGCGTTAAAGTTCTTGTAATTGACGCAAACTCACCTGTGTATTGCCTTACATAGATAGGCTCTGTGCCGTCATCCGCTGTTGCAATCTCTACCCAGCCTTGATTTGACGGGCCACCGCACCTAATACGGAAGAAATCATTATCTGCCATTTGCTGGTATAGCAAGTTACGCTCGCTGCCACCTGTAAGATAGCCATAGTCAATAGTTCCAACTACTCCAATATCTCCATTCACATGAAGCTTATAACTTGGCGATGGAGTGCCTATGCCGACGTTGCCGCCACCCATACAGCAAATTAAGTCATTAGATGAAGCATGCTGCAAACACAGCTGATCGTTATAATTATTTATCTCACTACCTCTTCCGCTATCATTTCCGTTGTTATCTGTCTCAATGCAGATATTAAGAAACTTAGCTCCTCCTGTTACATTGTTTGTTCCGTCAAAAGGCTTACTGAATATTGTGCGAGGGGTTTGCAGCCTGGTGGATGAAGCTACATTGTCCGTAAGCAAGGCATTGGTTCTGTTTACGTCCGAATAAGATGTTTTGGGAGAAACGGATTGATTTTTAATAGTATATGTGGACGTCCTTAATACAGGGTTGGTAAAGCGATCTACATAGAAATCATATACTGCACCTCCTCTGACATATACATATTCGGTAGACGAATTAGTTAACTGTCCTAAACCTCCAATACAATGTGCACCTTGAGCGCCTGTTCCATCTTGTATCTCATTTATTACTCTACGGGCGGATGTCCATCCCCAAGAAGAACCATTAACAGTGTAATCCAATATTAATGACATACGTTTGTCTTCTCTGCCATTCCATGACCCGGGAGCATACGTATTTCCTTGTACTCTAATTCTTGTTTGCAGAGAATTATCGATACCCATTGTAACAGGATACCACGTATTGTTATCAAGTCCTGTTGTATCTATGCTCACCTTATGATAGCTTTCAAAAGAATAGTAATGATACCCGTCCAACAAATCCGCATCCATCCCTGAACCTGAACCATCGTTGCCGGCATCCCAAACTTTATACCCATTTTGATATATTGCAGGAGCTTCAAAATATTCTCCCCCTTGTTCTCCGACAAGAATTAGACCTGCTGGAGCACGATAGTTATCATAATCATTATATACCAGCTTAACACCTTGCCCATTTGCTATTTGTTCTCTGAATGTTATACCTATTGAGCCTGAATATGAGGGACGTTCTGATGTGTGAGCGAAAACCAAATTTCCTGTCATCGCATCCCCGATCTTGTTGACGTAGCGGTTATCCAGTTCGCCTGCGTAGTTGCCTGTGTGGAGGACTTTATAATTATTAGACCCTAAAAGAATATTTACGTCTCCACTTACCCAGTCTTGATTAATATCAGTTCTAGCTATTCTTAGGTTACCGTCTCCGTCTGTGAAGTTAATTCCAATTCTATTGGAACCTGCATTATTAAAACTGATAGCAGACTTGGTTCTTGGAATATATACAAGGTCAATGCTGGAATTTGCATTAAATAACAATTTTCCCGTTATTGTGTCGCCAGCCTTCAAAACATACTTTCCGTCAGCATCCGTTTTCGTATAAGCATCCGTAATCCCATATCCCCCCAGCGTAGTAGGATGAGAGGACAACTCACCAAACGAATAACTCGGCTTGTTCGGCTGCTTGGCCCAAGAATACACGTCACTTGCTGGCAATGTGGTGGGGTAATTCGGCAATGTAATAAGCTTCGTGGTTTCATCAGGAGAATAGGTTGTTCCGTTAAGTATAATCCCGTCTACCGAACCACCTCCAACACCGCCTATTACGCTTAATACACCACCCTCTTTTGACAAGGTGGTATTGTCAATCGGAAGCGCATCAAGAATGGTTGATGCCGTATGACTGCCTTGTGCAAACATGGTAAGACTACCTGTCAAAATCAAATCACCGTCTAACTCAACCACTCCGTCAGAATGCTTCTTCACAAGTATATCACCGATATTTAAGCCGTTTATGAATGACTTGATACCTGTAATGTCCTGTGCACCCGATTTGGTTACGTAATCGGCTAATAGCCCGGATATGTCGTTTTTGGTGTAGGCGTCTGTGATGCCATAGCCTGCAAGGGTGGTGGCCTTATCCGCCTTAACGGAGAGTAATTCAGCTAACGTGCTTGTCTGCGTCTGACCTGCAAGGAATGATTCAAGCTCTTTCCATTTATTGATGATACCGTCAGTATCAGTCCCCTCCAAGAAGTTATCTACCTTAGCGGATAATTGAGACAAGGACGATGAAGTAGCATAACCGCTAAGTGTGTTATTAACCCATTGCTCCGTAGCATAACCGCTTAATGAAGGATAATTAGGCAAGGTGATTATTCCGTCCTCATTAGGAGTGTAAGTGTTACCATTTACCACTATACCATTGGCAGTACCCTTTCCACCTGTTGAGACAAGCTTTCCGTCAACCCACTGAATCGTCACACCGTCTATTGGGAGACCTTCGTAGATTGAAGGGACTTGAACGTCTGCGCCTGCGTACATGGTTACTCCGTAGGCGGTAATCAACGGTTTGGTTAAGAACAAGTATTCCTTTCCGTTATCGTCAACCCTCTCTTCAAGGTTTCTGTCCCAAACGACTTTGTCAAGCTTCTTTCTATATTGTTTGCTTAGTTCGCTTTGTGATGAAAACTTATTATTTACAGATGTTTCAATCTCGCTAATCTGTCCTTGTATTCTTTCAAGGGTGCTTGCGCTTGGCTCATTATTAAGAGTTACTTCAAATGTCGGTATTAACCCTTCTCCCTCTTTTATAGAGAGAGACTGTATTATCACGTTCTCATGGTCTATCCCCATTTCGGGATCATTCACAGTAAGCCGCTTACCTTCCATTATTTCATTATAGAAGTTAGCGTTTCTTGCCATGAAAATTTCGTCAACGCCTATATTGTAAGAGTAGTTTGTGCTGCTGTATTTGGCAAGATACTCTTTAGCCCTTTCCAATAACCTGTTTTCGGCAGCACGAATATATTCCTGTGGCATGAGTATGTTCAGAAGAACAAACTTGTCCCCGGCTTTCATGTTCCAGTCCTTGTTAGGAACTGTGAAATTATCTGTATCCGCTTCTTCGAGGGTGTTTCTTCCGAGCGTAAGGGTGTAGCTGCCATCCGAAGCCTTGACTATTTTGGCAATAGCGAAGGCATACCCTTGCAATGCACCGCTTTTCATGGAAAGCTGCGCTTCGTCAGTGGTAAGGCTTTCGTTTAAGTCAAATCCCAAGTCATAAAGCTGTACCGTAAAAGTGGGTTGCGTTTCACTTGTTATTGCGTCAACACTCTTTATCTCGTCAATAGCCTGTCCAGCAGAGTTCTTCATCCCCGTAATAGAGGGATAAATATCGTCATAGGTTATCACGCCTTCGCGAATCCCGTATTTGGCGATAGCCTCGTTTGACGCCAGCACAAAGTCGGTAACTCCGTCAGTCTTAAAACTTGGCAGCATAAGACGAAGAGGAGATAAGGCGTAGTTGGCGGGGAGAATACTGTCAGTCCATTCAGGCTTTTTCGGATAACTGTAATCAAGGTTTCTTGTGCCACCATAGGCTCGTAACTTAGTTACAATCCCTGTGTCCGCATCAGATATTCGTTCAATCTCATATAACCCCTTACCTTTGCCGTATTCAAAAACATTATTCACTACCGGTTCCGCACCGCCAATGGTAACGCTTCTTCCTTTTACGAAATAATTCAGCTTGTATTCTGTGTTTACAAGAGAAAGAGCGCTCCAGCAGTTTTGGTTACTCATGGAGATGTTCTTTTCCTCGCTGTCTACGCCATCTGCAAGGGTTATGCTCCATACACCTTTCCCGTACATGGCGTCCAAACACGCTTGTATTCTTTCTGCAAGATACTTGACCGTTCCGGTAAACTCAACAACCAAAGGAGTAGGGTAGACTATTCCGTTGTCGCTGGGAACAATATTGCGCATCATGCACCTTTCAAGTTCGTATTTCAGAGAAACGAAATTAAGGTCATAACTGTATTGATGCTTTGATATTTTCTTTACCGTAGGAAGAAGTTCCAGTTCAAACCGTTCTCCTCTATAATCTATGTAATCAAATACGTCAAAGTTTATTTTGGCATCAGATATAAAAGTTGATGTGCACGCGCGTTCCGCCATGAAAACCCCGGTGTACTCCAGCTTATCCAGTACACATCTGACTGTTTGTCCGTCCTTGCTATATACCGTAAACCGTCCCATTAGATCGAAAGTGTTATTTGGGTTTGAGGGTCAGTAACCCGGAATGTAACACTGAACGTCAACACATCTCCCTCGTCTGTCTTGCGAACGAAAAGATCCGGTTCTACGGATTTGTAGTAGACACTCTGCCTGCCTATCTTGGTGTAGGTATCGTAAACCTTAAGCTCTGCACCGGAATTGTCTTTGCCGGAAAGGTAATCCAAAAAGCCAATCACCTTTTCATTGGCTGTATCCATTTCTCCCTTGTATGCAAATTCCACGTCAAGATCATAGGCTTGCATGTAAAGTCTATCAGGGATAAATGTATCCTCTCCGTCCTCGTCTTTCCAGTCTCTCTTCGGCAATTCTTTAGTTTCTCCGTAAACAGCAAACGGAAAGTCCTTGCACACAACTCCCCATTGGGACTTTGTATCAATAACAGGACTTCCCGGCTTACTCTTTTGAAAATAGATACTGTAAAGCTTTGCCATGTGTTATCTTGAGTTTGTGTTGTAAAAAAAACAAAAAGAGCCAACTAACGGGAATACCGTTAATCAGCTCTTTGGCTTGTTCAATGTTGATGCAAATATATAGAATATATTCTAAATAATCAATACAAAAACATAGAAAATAGATGATTTTTATCGTTTCTGCTTATGATTAATAGCCAATACTATCCGGCCATATAAATTTCATTTGCCCGGAGTAACTATTTTCATGTATGGATTTATCATGCGTTTCCCTTTCAGCGTCTTTTCAAGCTCATCTATTCTTTCGTGTGCCATCTGTAAATCTTCGGACAGGCGCAATAATTGTCTCGCAAGGGAAACATTCTCTTTCTGCAATTCGTATATTTTTTCTTCCATGATGAAATATTTGTTTAGATATTAATAATAGGGTATAGTTATGGCTATCGGGCATTTGAACCGACTGCTAATTTATTAAATAGCGCGATTAGTATTTCCTCATGCAGCTTACGAATAAGGCTATAATAGATATAATAATACCTATGACGGAAAGTATTAAATTCCAATTAACAGGATTATGCAAGTTTGGATTAACGGCAAGGTAATGCTTTCCCTCTTCGGTGAGTTTGACACTCCACACTTGACCGCCAACCAAATAAGAAGCCTTTACTAACCCTTTTCTTTCAATGGAGCGAACGGATGCGGCAAATACATGCTTCGGATATGTAACAGGACATTCTCCGCCAAATTCCGAAACGATCCTAAATGCTTGCTTTTCCTCCTTTGTAAGTCTTATTCGCTCCATAACCTACTCGTTTTCTGCAAATTTACTAAATACTACGCAAATATGTGTTGTTGTGCTATACTATTTTATAGGCGAAATCTTTCTGTCAGAAGGTTTCCCACCGAACAACTGATTGATATAAGCAAGTCCTTTGGGCTTACAAAGTACCTTTTGATATAATATGTCGGGGTGGCTGTCTCTGTGTATAGGCGGTAACAGCGTCATTTCAAAATACCCGGCGTCAATGTACTTTTGTTTCGGTTCGTTCCTGTCTTTAAAGAATACGCCCACTTCCTTTAGCTTTTTAAAAAGGGTGTTTCTCCCGAAACCGAGGTTGAGAATCTTTGCGGCTTGGCCTATGTCTACTTTGCCCTCTGCTTTGAAAGCGGCTTCGGCAAAGTCGGCTTTGGGTTTTAGTTTGGCGTTCTTCTCTTCAAGCTGCTTAATTTTCTGCTCTGCAATTTCTACGCGTCTTTGCAAAATTTGCTGGGAACGCATCAAGATGTAATCATCATCTTTGAGCAATGCTTCCCGTCTATTGAACTCATTGATGAATTTCTCTTTGAACTCACCTGCTTTTGCGCCAGTATAACCCATAACAAGGAAACTGAAACCGTCTTTAGTCATTTCATAAGCGGTTTGTTCTCGGTTTCTGCTATCAATGTAGGTAATAACGCCAAAATTGGCGGCATTAAAACTCGCTGAGCATGAAAGACTTTCAATGTCTCTGACTACTTTACTATGTTCTTTTCCGAACACTTCTGCAACAAGTAATGAAGTAGTCACATCATTGCCGTTGCTGTTTTGAAATACTAATTCTGCCATAATCTGTTAGCATTTTAAGATTATAAGAAATTATATGTGGCAACTTTATCAAAAAGAAAGCGGTTGCACTTTACGCTGCTAACAGATGGCGCATTCGCTACGAGAGCAAATACTATAATCTTACGTAAAGGCAACCGCCAATATCCAATAAGGGCAGAAAAAAAGCCCATGTATGAAATGAGCAACTTAACCGCTTGCTCTGCGTAACGAATGCAATCGTCATCTGTTAGCGCAACAAAGATAGATATAATCTTTGAAAGCGCAAACTTCTTATTAGAAAATCAATTTCTTTCATGTATTTTCTATGTTTTTTGTGCAAATATATAGAAAATAGATGATTTTTCTCAAGTGATGCGGATAATAAAAGGGTGGATGTGTTTTATAACATACTGTATATTACAACAACGTGGGTTAATTATGACGACCTTTGTTAAACAAAATATTAGAACATGAGTATTTCCAATTTATTTAAGAAGAAGGAATTAAGGGAAATTCAAGAACTGAATACCTCTATTTTGGATCTGCAAGGAAAACTGCAATCTAAAGAATGGGACTATGATAGGCTCCAAGAGAGGATGCAATCTAAAGAAAATGAATGCGAACAACTTAGAAATGAAATTTGCTTATTTAATAAAAAAAAAGATTTATTCTCCAACTATGAAAAATTTGCAAATATAGAAGCTGAAAAAAATAAATTATTATCTGATATACAAAATAATAAAGAACTATTTCTAAATATAGAAGGCGAGATAGAAAAACTTAAAGAAGAAAGCGCCCTGCTGTCGAATGAGATATCTACAAAAAGAGCAGAAATATTACAACTGAACGATGTAATACTTTTACAAGAATTTGGATTGTATGAACCTGTATATGATTTTGCAACATCAGATAAATATAAAGAAAGACTTGAATCCGTAAGGGAAGAGCAAAAAGATTGTATCCGTAATGGGAATGCTGCATTATGTAGTAAGGAATGGGCCATTAATGGAAGCTATTCCAAAGGGATCGTCTTAATAAAAAAGAATATTAAGCAAATCGTTAGAAGTTTTAATAACGAATGCGATGTGCTTATTAGCAAAGTTAAGTTTAATAATGCGGAAGCATATATTCACAAGATCGTGAAATCATACGATGATTTAAACAAGTTGCATGAGCCAATGAGCATACACATTACGCAATCATATTTAAATTTAAAAATAAAAGAATTAAGGCTTGCTTATGAATATGCCATGAAAAAACAAGCAGAAAGAGATGAGCAACGTGCTATAAGGGAGAGAATGAGGGAGGAGGCTAAACTCATGGAGGAAATAGAGATACGCAGAAAGGAAGTTGCTAAAGAATTGTCGCATTATAATAAACAGGCTATACAAGTGGAGGAATTATTGTTAAGGGCACCGGAAGAGGATAAGCAGCATTTAATCGAAAGGAAAGCGTTTATTACTGATAGATTGAATGAATTAGACCGAGAAATTAAAGAAATGGATTACAGAGAAGCAAACAAAAAGGCTGGGTATGTATATGTGATTTCTAATATTGGTTCGTTTGGAGAGAATGTATATAAGATAGGTATGACCCGTAGACTTGAACCTATGGATAGAGTTGATGAACTTGGTAGTGCATCTGTTCCTTTTAAATTTGATGTGCACGCTATGATATTCTCAGAGGATGCGCCAAAATTAGAATCTGCGCTTCATCGCGCTTTTGAATCTAAAAAGGTGAATATGGTGAATAATAGGAAAGAGTTTTTCAAAGTCTCTTTGGAAGAGATAGAGAAAGTAGTAAGGGAAAATTTTGAAAAAGCTGTGGAATTTATTCAAATGCCTAATGCCGAGCAATATAGAGAGACTTTAAAAATAACATCATTAGATAAAAACAATTAATTATGCATTTAGGTTTTATACTTTTGACAATAATTTTAGTTATAATAGTATGGAATACTAACCCGGCATTGGTTATTATATCCGCTGTGATAGGAGTTACGTTTGCGATTGCAAAAACAAAAGGAAGTAATATTAATGAAGATAAAAAAAAATCAATAGGAAATGATGACGGTTTTCAGCCGCAAGCGGGTTCGTTTCCAAAATACGAAAAAGAGGAAAAGTATGACGAAGAATTATATGATACAATTGAAGTAATCGAAGAGGAGCCGCAAAAAAATATCGAGGAAGCAAAACAAGAAAGCATTTATTTGGAAGAAGAATATGAGCCCAGGTACAAGCACTGTAATAGTTTGACTTCAAATATAGATAATATAGACTTAGAGGCGTGGGATGGTCTTTCTTTTTCAATGGATGAAATTTGTGGGACATGGAAATTTAAAGACGTAAAACCGATCCGAACCGTTGTCATAAATTCTAATATGACATATTCAGACTCCACAGTAACAAAGAAAAAGAGTTACCCTTTTATTATAGATGGAAACCATATATGTTTTTATGGAGATGATGGCAAGTTATTATCATCATGGAATATCATAGAGCTGTCGAAAGGCAATATTCTGCATGTTATCTTAAAACATTATTTTTCAGGAGATATGTTTAAATCTTTAAATCGGCCATTTGATATGTATTTAGAGAAAGTGGGAGATAGCCTTGTATAATATGAATTCGATTATCACAGCCTCAGGTCAATCGGAATTTTCTCTGCTTTTCTTGCCTTACATATTTTCGTTCTATCTTTCTAAAATTACTATTGTTAAAAAACTGATTTATTGGTTATTTATTTGCTTATTCGTTCTATCTTTCTTATATTTGCATATCAAATAGCGCTATAATGAGTAATTGGAGCGAAAAACAAGAAGCGAAGAAAGAGGGCGAGGAAAAGGATAAGGTAAGGCGTGAAAAACTTGCAGGATTCTTTTTTAATTTGGCGCAAGTTTCTTTCACTGTATTATCTTTGGGATTGGCAATAACCCTTGTGAAAGAAGAACTTTATGATAACATTTTATTAATTGTTCTTGTTTCTATGGGAATTATACTTACGGTATTATTTGCAAAAATAGGTAATAACATTTTAAGATAAATATTATGGTTGCATTATATGGGTTTGGGCTTATAACAGTAATAACTGTTGCCTTTTGGATTTATACAGAAACTCCCTCCGGTAAAAAGTGGATAAAAGGGTTGTGATAATATGGATGGATTGACAATATTATTTATATTTACGAGTATAATAGGGGGAGGTTTTGCACTTTGGCTTAAAACCAAGTCCGGCAAGAAGTGGCTTGCAAGTTTATAATTGACTATTATTTAGAGAAAACAATAAAGCCAGACACTACATCTGGCTTTTTCTTTGCAATACATCTCCCTCGGTTTCTACTACACAGTCCTCTCCATGAATATACACATATACAGATGCTATTCCTTTTTGAATTACGTTTACCTTTGCCCGGTCATACACATTAATGAATATCTTGCAATACTGAGAACAGTCAATAGTCACTTCGCTATCATGACGGACATACAAATCACATATAGAGAAACCGTCAAATAGGAGAGTACCTTTACAGCTTCCGTTCAGTACGGCTGTGTGGCTCATATTTCGCTTTTGTACATCTTCATCAACAAAAATGTTGTTTCTGTGAAGAATATCCCTATCGAAGTTTTCCTTTATGAAAGTATTGGTAGGGTACCCTTTGTCTATACAGAAATCAATCCCATGCAAATACTTGTCAATTAACGCTTGTTGATCGGGAGAACCCCATTGTTCCGTCCATTCCGTACATAATCCCAGCGATACCGCTTGGTTGAGTAATGTTCTGCTTAAATCCTTGTCGTTCATAATTTTATATATTAATCTTTCGTTTTCCTTTGTCTATAACCATACCCACTAATCCCATAAACTCCTTTAACACAGCCAAGTTGGCTTCTGTGTTTTGAGCACTTCTTAGCGTATTGTTAGCTATCGCTCTTAATTGCGTTAGTTGCTGTTCTGCGAGAATATTGTACTTTGGGAAAATTTCATTTCCTAATTTTTCAAGAAGAGCACGTTTTACACTTACATCCTGTCTGATGCTATTGAGATAGGAGTTGGTTCTGTTCATAGTGTCCTCACTGGCTTGGATGCCCGTTTTTGTTAATCCGGAAGTGGAAGATTCCCCGGTAGCCGTAAGCGCTCCTCCAGTAGCTTTATCAAAGGCTTCAAGGAAAGATTGCGAGGCATCTATCATGGCTTTCCCCTCATTGTCGAAAAAGTCTTTTATAGCCCCTGCTGCAACAGCGCCATTGTCTTGAATATCCGTAAACTCCTTAAACAGGCCTTTTTCTCCGAAAAGTTTATCCTGTAACTTTTCAAACATGGGCTGTATTACCAAGTTCTTTAATATGTTATTGGCAACACTTCGCATGATGTTGTTCACTACGTTGTCAAAAGCCTGCGCTGCATCTTCTCCGTTGGCAAAGGCTTCCGTTAGCGCATCGCTTATCTGACTTGCCCAATCCTGAAAATCTATTCCGTACAAATCTTTTGTGAGATCTTCCACGAAATAGGCGATTTGCTCGTTCAGTTCCGCAAGCTGGTTCTTATAGTCTTGTATCTTTCCTGCATCAGATTTCTTTTTCCCTTCTTCGTTTCTTAATTGGCCCTCTATCTCTGCGCGTTGAGAAACAAGTCCCACGTATTGGGCCTGATATTGTTTAAGGACGCTGTTATCAAGTTCCTTTCCTACGCCAACCTTTTCCAATGCTTCCAGCGCTTCCTTGTCTACGCCTATTTTAAAGTTTAGCCCCATGAAACGCTGCATCCCGGCTGGGAGGCTCTCTATTGATTTTATCCGCTTTTTTAATTCTTCCACATAGTCCGAACCCTCGTCCTTTAATACTCGGAATTGCATTTTATAGCTTTCGGTAAGCGAACTCCCGGCGCGTTTAACTTGTTCTTCCAGCTGTTCATATAGCAATATGGCACGCTCTATGCTTTCGTCTCCACCAAGCGATCTATCTATGGATTTTCCTAATTGATCGTAGGCGGATTTTAACTCCTCAACTCTTTGTTTGCTACGCTGGATACTTCTTTCAAGTCTTTTGTCATGTAGTTGCGCAATGCCAGAAATAAGGCTTAACGCTGCACCTGCTGCTGCTCCCCAAGGACCTGCTGATGCCCCGAATAAAGAAGTCGCCATTCCCATGCCTTGCGATGCTCCTTGCAGCCCTCCTCCCAAAACTCCAGCTGCATCCGAAAGGCCTGTTCCCAGTCCAAGATTTTCAAACACTCCTCCTAAGAAATCCGCAGCTCCTGCAAGCGCATCAAACTTACCGATTACGCCTTGTATGGCCTTTGACTGGTCGGAATAAGCCGAATTTAAATCGTTCTCCGCTGCGTCTATTTCTGCCTTAGAAGCTCCGCTGCTCTTCAATGCTTCCAGCCTGTTTTTAGCCTCCTTAATGCTGTTGAAAGAGGCCTCCAACGCCTTGAACGGACTTCTTTCTGCAAATTCTCCACGAAGCTTACGCAGCGCTTCTACCAATTCTTTGGTATCTTCGATTGATAATCCTTGCTTTTGGGAAAATTCCTCTACCTTAGAAATCATGTCGTCTAACGTAGATGTAGATACCCGGTCAAGGTCATCAAAGATACGCACCCAGTCACTGCTTTCCTTGAATTGATCGAATAACACAGACGATGTATCTTCTTGTGCCCGCTTGTTTACTTCTTTTATTAGTTTGTCGGCCTCTTTACCGCCTATGCTTTCCCTGTTTTTCTCTATATCTGCAATGCTCTTTTGACGGTTACGTTCAATATCTTCTATCTTTTGGGAATAGTCTTTATAATCTTCTATCATGCCTAAAAGATTATCAAGGCTTTCCGACCGCATTTTCTTGCCCTCCTCGCTTATTGCTTGATACAGCTTTAAAATGATTCCTTCTCCGAATTGCTTCTTTACATCATCCTCTTTCATGGCAAGGACATCAGCAATGGAAAACTTGCTTCCTGCCTTTTTTAGGGTATCTCCAAGCTGATTGCGCAGATCGTCAATAAAGCTTTCAAATGATATGTTTTCACCGAAAGCAATGTTCATGGAAAGTGCTTTGTTCCCGGTTGTCTCAAATAGCTTTTTATACAAGTCCCATTTCTCTCCGGCTTGATATATATATTTCTCTATTTCCTTTAAGGCGTTATCGGCTTCTTTTTTTGCGTTTTCAATCTGCTCTTTGTCTATCTTAACGCCAAGAGAAACATATAAATCTTTTTGCTTCTCCTTGCTTTGATCCAGCTGGTTTTGGATATACTTGTACGCCTTACTCGGATCGCTCAAGTCTAAATTTACCCCCTTGCTATCAAATACGGGTGCAAATTCGGGTATATTCTTTACTCTTTGGGATGCCGATTCTTCCCCCTCTATTTTCCTCCATTTCTCGTAGCTGGATATAGCTTTTTCTATGAGGTCGGCACGATTCTTCCATTGCTCGGCAACAGGGTCTTTGGCTGTATCTGTTGACTTTTCTCTTCCGCCTAACGTTTCGTATATTTTCCTTGTCGTATCAAGTTCTTTGTTATAGGACGCTAATTGTTTTTCTGAAAATTTATTATCCGGATTAAGGCTGTCTATTTTCTTTTTTAAATCACTTATATTAGTAGACAACCTGCTCATGTATTCTTCATACGATTCACTCTCTTTAGGCTTTATGACATTCAAATCTCCAGCGAGCAAGTTTGCTTCCTTTTCCCAATCAGTCAATGGTTTACTTATATCTATTTGGCTCATCGAATGATAAGACTGTCTGGCTGTATCTATAATGTTAGCCAAGTCTAAACTTTGCTTTTCAAGTTCCAACAGTCTGTTTCTTGCTTTAGTAATATCCTCCGGTTTATATTTGGCAAAGGATAGTTCTCTTCCTGTCTCGTCAAACCTTCTATATCCACCCTCTCTGATAATCCCGGCAAGCCTTTCTCTTTCAACATCTACGCTCTGCTTTTGTATTTGCGCATTTGCCATGGTGCCGATAAATTGTTTTTTGTACAATTCCTTTTGCTCTTGAGAAAGTTTTCGCATCTTCTCAACAGAAAGGGATATTGCTACTCCGTATTTGTCTGTTTGGGTTACTGCATCCTTGAAGGTGTTAGATAAGTTCTTGGTTATACGTCCTAATTCCCTGCTTTCTTCTGCGCTTTTGTTGGCTTTTTGGCTAAGGGTTTCGTATCGGTCTATAAGTCCGTCAACGGCCTTGTTCCCCTTCATCTTATCGTTCGTATCGGAAATAGTCTTATTTAAATCTGTAATAACTTCTGTTGTAGTTTTGACTTCCTCTCGAAACATAACCAATGCTCCTACTACGGTTCCGATAAGAGTTATAATCCAAATTATTGGATTCTTTTTCATTGCAGCGTTTAACGCATTTTGCACAACCAGTAATCCCTTAGTTGCGACATTTGTCAACATAACAGCAGTTCTATACGAACCATATACAAACGCCAACATGCCAAGTATATCGGCAACGGTTTCCCAATGTTTCATCAGCTTGGTAAGTATTTCCAAACTATCAGAAAGGACGCCGCTATTACCCTCTGCAATGTCTGCCATCATTACATCCCAAGCATCTTGCAAGTTGCTCCATTTACCCGCAAGACTTTCTGCGAGAGCTTCCTGCATGTTGTAGAATTTCCCGCCTTCATTGGTTAACTCCCAAAGAACATCTTTCACCATGCCAAAGCTGACTTCTTTTCGGCTGATCTTATCGAATACGTCTCCAGCACTGACAACTTTATTTTCAAGAACGGTAAACCGTTTCGCCAGCTCATCAACTAACGGAATGCCTGCTTCTGTGAACTGTCTAAGCTCTTGCCCGCGAAGAAACGCGGCACTACGAACTTGTCCGTATGCCAATATGATACGTCCCATATCAACACCGACACCCGCGGAAATATCAGCAAGCCGCTTAGTCGTATCGTAAAGCTCTTCGTAGGGGATACTATATGCAGAAAGCTGTTTTGCGTATGACGCTAATTCCTTAAACTGGAACGGGGAAGCCACCGCTAACTCCTTGATGCGGTTGAATATCGTTTCAGCTTTCATGCTATCCCCGATAATAGAGGTCAGTGCGATGCGTTGTTTTTGGAACTCCCCACCAATGGTATATAATCCCCTAACAAAACGCTCTACTGTATATATGGAATACACGTTGGCGATTTGATTTCTTAACTCTCCGGCTATTCGAGACTGGGAAGACATGGTTGTATTTGCCCGCTTCATAGCGGAATTATGCGTATCTGCGGCTTTTGCTGCTTGTAAACGGACGTTTCTAAGCTGCTCAAGGGCTTTTTGAGAGTTGGCGTAAGCGTCGGCACGCATTATTTGAGAAACACCCCTCATGGCTCTTAATTCGCTTGTATTCACACCTTGCCCTTTAAAGGTTTCTGTAAGCTTCTTGATACTCTCACTATCCACCTCAAGCTTCACCTTGTACGTCTTGTTTTTCAGCAAGGAATCTACTTTATCCTCAATCTCTTTTACATCAACCTTCAATCCTACTTTCGCGCTGACGGTTGCGTGCATGTTGACGAGCTTTTTTTTGATAGCTTCGTATTCTTGTGGTGTATAGTCTTTCAGGTGAATCCCAAAATTCAAATTTCCGAGGTCTGCCATGTCGATTGTTATTTTGTGTCCTTTTTAATAGCGTTAACGCCGTTTACTATAAAATCATTAAGAGATATCCTTTGTCCTTTAGCTTCCTGCTCTTTCCTTTTTGCCTCCCATTTTTTTGTCAGCTCTTTCATCTCTTTGGAAGTGTGCATTCTCTTGTCTGCCTTATCGTCATTATTGTACACCACAATAGGAGCATCACATATAAGAAGCTCATACAGAGCATTGGTAAGCACCCAGTCCATGTACCAGTTAGGGATATTCACCATTCCCCAAAAGAGAACGAGAGGGCGGGTTAATTCGGGATGTTTTTCTCCGTTTGCAAAGGCTGCTCCTGCCGAAGTTCTTGAAGGATACGATCTGCTTCCTTTCTCGTCATCGTCATCACTGTGTCCTTCATTCCTGTCAAGAACATGGTAATGTTCAAGTATTGAAGTCTCTGAAATTCCACTTTTTTTTTACCAAGAGCAACGACACTTGTCAGTTCTTGGTCCGTATATTTCTTCCACAGAATGCGCCAATATATCCAATGGAAAAGCCTTATTTTCCACCAGTTATTCAGGATTATAAGGGACGCACATCGGGCTGTCACCTCATCGTCTTGTTTGCATGATATAAAGGTGTGCGTCAGCTTTCTTATCGTTCCCCGGTGAAGCCACTTTATTCCAATCTCCTTTTCGCGAAGAGATACATAGTCTGTGCTGTTTTCAAGCACTTCATCAAGTCTTTCCTGTTCTACCGAAGTAGGTTGAGTTATCGTTTTGTCGTTCATAATGTTTTGAGGTGTAAAAAGAAAAGGCGGCGGCATAAAGCTCACCGCCATTAATATTAAGTACCAGTACCAGCCTGTGTAACTTCTACTGCTGCTGCTTTGCTTGCGGTAGAAATGTTCACAATGGCAGTTCTTGCAGATGCTCCATTATTTGCATCAACCTTGACCGTTACCACTTTGCCGCTTACGGAAGTCTTGCACCATGTTTCTGTTGATGAAGCAGATACTGGGCTTTCTTCTGTTGTAGCTGTAATGGTCTTCCCTGTATTATCAGCGCTGCTGACGAAAGACAGGGAAGTAGGAGCTACGGTCAGGAGGCTTTTTTTGTTAAGAACGCGATATTGTCGTCAGAAGCAGCAGTGGATGCTGCACCGTCTTCAATTTCAATCGTTCCACTAAGCGCAAATGCAAACGGAGTGGTGGATGCGTTCTCGAACAACGGGCGTGCGTAGATAGCCATTTTCTTAACCAATATACATTTCTCTCCGTCTTCGCTCAACAACGCAAAACCTGCATTAATCTTCTTACTGTTCAGAGTTACGGAGATTCCGGAATACTCTTGTCCGTTTACAGTAGAAGTTGCTACCTTGTTGGCTTCTCCGAGGAAGAAACTAACCAAATCCTCGCTTATACTCGGTACGGTAGCCGCAAATGTAATGTCACCTGCCGTACTTGTTACAGCCCAGTCCGCTTGAAGCCCATGTACCTTTGTACGGTTCAACGTGGGTTCTGCTTGGGACAGGTTCAGGGAATCCACAGTAACGGGCAAGTCAAAATCCGGCTCCACTGTTGCAAAGTCAGTAATACCACCCTTTACCAGCATGATAGAAGAAAGACCGCTAAACACTTCTTTCAACTCTTGTTTTGATTTCATTGCCATAATAAAAAGTTTTAATTGTTTATTTTATGTTTATTTTATCACAAGGTCAGCCCTTATCAATGTAGCGCTAAACCCTAATCCGTCATTACCTTTCAGTGTCAGCTTTGGGTTAGAGACGGTGATGACACTGTCACTAATCGGGAACAAGGAAAGGACTTTCCCGACAAGGGCGTCCATTACATTTAAATCTTCAACGCCGCTTTTCTTTAATCTCACGTAGACCTCTACGGTGCAGTATGTTTGTACGTTTCCGAAACCGCATCCGTAAGTCGAGGAAGTCAATTGTCCCGGTAGTGATACTACTATGAAATTGTCCATTTGCTTAGGAACGGCAGCGGGTCGGTCATTGGTAAACACGTTATCACTAACCGCAGCTGCTGCATTAAACAATGATTTAAGCGCGTCTTTGTATTTAAAATCCTGCTCGTATCCCATAACTTACATCGGTTTAAATGTCATCTTAGCTATGCTCTCTGCATAATCGTATGTGTCGGAAAGCACATTCAGTCCTTTCTTGGATTCCAAATAGTTGGAATATTCAGTACCTGTGCACATTACCAACCCTATTACATCACGAGGAGACCTATAATTCTTGAGGAAATTTACAGATGTGGTTAATCCGTATTCTCCGTTGGTATCAATCAGGTTGTACTTTTTTATAGGTATAAGCCTTCCGTTTTCATAGCTTCTTACCATTATCACTCCAAGTCCGTCCCCTCTGCTCAATTTAGGGCGGGTAGCGTTCTTTAATCCTTGTGTGACAACAGCGGTTATTATTCGGGAAAGCCCGCCTCTATAATAAATTCCGACAGCTAATGAAGTTAACGTATTTCCGGTTACATTATGGTATTGTGCTGATACTACTCCGTCATGCAGAAGCTTAATGGCGATCTCTGTTATCCTATCCAACATATAGTTGTCAATAACAGAATTAATCTTCTTCTTCGCGTCCTCCAAGACTTTAGCATTATCTTCCATACCTTAATTTTTAGCCAGATTGAAATATAACGTTGTTCCCATTTCCGTAGGATAGCAATCAGTTACAACACACGCTTCAAAGGTTCCGCCGTAGTCGGTAACGTCAACAAGGTCTCCCGCGATAATACCCTTCACAAGTCCGGGAATATCTATGGCGTAATCGCTTTTTATAACGTTGTTTTTCGTGAATGTTCTCAAAGAGGAGCTTCCATACTTGTTGCATTCTCCCTCATACAGAACTGTTTCCGATCCGTCTTCAAACGAGGTTTCCCCCGAAATACGATACACCTTGCATGTATGCGGAAAACGTGGATTGTTTACTTTCATAGAGGCCACCTTTTGTTCATGTTCATACCCAAGTTGACAATATTAATAGACGATTTTTTAACATTCTCTCCATACAAAGCGTATATGTCATTAGCCATTTGCCGTAAATTGCGCTTGTCATAAGCAGAACTCTCTGTACCGCCTTCTTTATGTTTCCAAACGCCATTGGCGTCCTCTACACTCCCCGTTACACTCGGAGTGCTCGCGCACCACATATAGAGATCTGCCCGGCATAAGTCCTTGATACGCTTTTCGATTGTAGTTACATCAGAACCGGAGGTGATGCCTCTGTCAATCAATATCGTATTGATTGCGTTGTCTGTAACCTCGAAGCCGACACAGCCACGAAGATATTCTTCAATGGTTGTGCCGGTAGTTGTATTTAGAGAATCTTTCATGGTTATTTACCCTTAATGTTCAAGTAGTAGAACCAACGAACCTTGTTAGGAACAACCAATCCGGTAACTTCCGATTTGATAGTCTGCGTCATGGTTTCGTCGTTAAATACTTGGCGAATCAGAGTACGGCCGCCGTCATACAATGCTGTACGTGCACCCGGAGTTTCCATGAAGATAGGACGTCCGCATTGTACGTCTCCCAAATCTTCGTTCGGGACATACGCCATAACTCCTTCCTCAAAGTTCTGCAAGGTCTTGTAGTTGATTTTCTGCGTATCCTTGTCGTAGCTTTCTACTACGGAGATAGAATCAATTACTCTGATTTCGGCGCCGATACGGGTTTCGATAAATGCCTTGATTGCTTCGTCAGGAACAAGATTTGCAAAAGCAAGCTGCATGTCTTTGTCGGAAATGTCCGGACGGTTGGCGACTGTGTACATCTGACGGAAATACGGCAGATTGATGATGTCGTCCCATGTGGTCTTGCTTACTTCCCAGTGTCCCTGTGGTGCAAAGTCTTTCTGTCGGCTGTCTCGGTTAACGTCACGCATTACCTTGATAGGATCAATTGTAGTACCTACGGCTGCTTCCTGTGTGACAACTCCGGTTGCGTCAACCTTCTTGTACCAATGAGAATCTTTAATGTTCTTCTTGGGAACGCCAAAGTCTATTGACAAAGAGATGCCAAGAGGATTATTAGCCGCATCAATAATCAGGTTTCCTTTTTTGGATACGACTTGGTTTCTCTGATAAAGGAACGTGTTATAGTTACCTCCAAGCAAGCTGTCTACTCCATTAAACAGAAGTTCCATGATTGTAGCCTCTATTTCCGGTGTAGAACTGCCGATAGCATCCATCAGCATCATCTTTTCACGCAAGATTTTACGGCTTAACGTAATCTCGTGCTTGAAAGTAGGCAGTCCGCCCATTTGCAATGAAAGGCCGTCGGTTGACTTGGTAGCACCGTCACTGTCAATATCTACGTAGGTAGCCAGCGTGTACGGGCGAATTGTTGCCTCAATCTGTTCGTAAGTAGGATTCAGAGGAATGTTAGGATTTAACGGGAAACCCATTTGGGCAAAAGTCTGTTCCGCGTTATACTTATCCGCAAACATGTCGTTAATCCATGCCTCCAACGGTTTGTTGCCGGTATATCCCATAGCAGCAAGCCCTCTTCCTACAATATCGTAAAATTCTTTGTTTCTTGTGTACATATTATCCCCCTTTCTTATTCATTGGATTCGCGCACAAACTCAATCATAGGTAATTGTGCTTCTACTGATTTAGGAATACCGCCACCCGCTACGCGGTCCGCGTATATTCTGCCTGCTCTTACTACGGCACATGTTGCAGAAATGCAACCTTCGGGGATGCAGACATCCTCAAATACAAGGCCGTTTACGTCACTTAAGTTTCCGCTTGCAGTTGCACCTTGCTTGGTAAGTTCCATTGTCCCTGTTACTCCGGTGCTTCCGGGAATAAACATGTAGGCCGGAACCATTGCAGCTGTCTTTTGCGTGAATGTCAGCACTGCGCCACTTCTTTTCACATCCCACTCTGTGAAAGTGGCTTTGCCGCCTTCAATCTTTGTAGCGACCAGTTCGGGGGTTGTTTCCGAAGCGCTTGTTACTGCGATCGAGTAGCTTTTGCTCCCCAATACAAAGGATAAATCTCCGTTGGCGGTAGCCTTGTTGGTGATAGTCAGCGTTACTACCGCTTTTACACCTGTCACTCCCTCCGCAGTAATCACCTCTACCTGTTTGCCGGGGCCGTTGAACTTAACCATTGTGCCAGCATGTATAATATCGCCAGGGTTTAATCCCATTCCGGCAACATCAATCATACCGCCTCCTTGATACAGTTCTCGAACTCTCGACCATACAGGAAAATTACCGCCAAATTCCGACCGGAATTGACCGATAGTGTTGAATGTTCCTAATTGTCTCATCTTTTTTGTCTGTTTTAAAATGTGTTATTTGGTTTTCGGGAGCTTGCCTCTTGATTTCATTAACTCCTTAAAGGCTTCTCTTCGGCTTTTTGCCTGCTCTTCTCCGGTTTCCGCAAACTGATTGATACTTGGGGATGCTCCGTCTCCGAAAATCGCCTTGTATCTTTTCTCGTAGTTGCGTTTAGCACAGTTTACAATGTCCTCCACTTTCATTCCGTCTGTAATTTCCACATCGGAAATGGCAATGCCGAGGATCTCATCGTTGCAGATGTTTTTTCCACCATTCTCGATTTGAGATTTTAACTGGCTTTTGGATTCGGCCTTTAATTCGTTGATTGACGCGGCTCTTTTCTCCGCTTCCTTTTCCCCTTTTAGCTGCAAAAGCTCTTCTTCCATTTTTTTCAATTTGGCGGCAAGCGTTCCCTCGTTTGGTTCGTCTTTTGCATCGTCCGGGATTGGTTGAGGTTTGTAGTTTTTCTTGAAATCCTCAACTTGTGTTGCTACATCATGATTGTACTGTCCCTGTAACCCTTGCAGAAATCCGGTAGCCTTGTTGAAGTAAGTATCGTCAGGTTCACTTCCTTCCTCTAACGGGTTAAGGTCTATGTACTTCATTAATGTCTGTGACGAAAGGCTGGTTTGTCCAAGTCTTGTCGTTAATTCGGATAAGATTTGTTCTTTCTCCATCGTGTTTTATTTAGTTGTGTTATAAAAAAAAGAGCCTATCAACGCTTTGTGCGTCAATAAGCTCTTTGGCTTGCATATCTAATATTACTATTATTCCTTCGTCAGTCTAACTCTCATAAATTTACGGCATCTCCTGCATATAATCCTAATGGAAGAACTTCCGCAAACTTCCTCAACGTCCATTATTTTCTGTTTACACACCGGACATATTGCGAAGTTTCCTTTTCTATCAGGTAACTCTTCATCGAGTTGGACATCAATTTTTATCATATCACATGATTTAATAATGCAAATATATCACCTATTTTCTATAAAAACAACATTATAGATATATTTTTAGGGGTAAAATTTAGAAAATAGATGAAAAATCGTATATTTGCACTATATATTACTCATAGAGCTGTGAATCAAGCCGGAGTATGCAAAATCATATTGCATGCGACGGCTTATTTTTTTTATGGAATACGACGGAATTGTACATACAAAAAATGGAGAAGGCGTATTTACTTATGCGCACATAGAAAAGCTGCGTGAATATGGAAATCCGCTTAATATAATCGCCCAAAAAGGATGTCAAGAAAAGTTCCTTGCGTCCCCGGCAGATATTACTATATTTGGAGGAAACCGTGGTGGCGGAAAAGCGCTGATATTCAATGAGTTAGTATGTACTCCGTTCGGATTTAGAAAAATTCAAGACATTAAAGCCGGCGACATAATCACTGGCCTTGACGGAGGAATGCAAAGGGTTGTTTACAACTCCTATCAGGGATTTAAAGAGTGTGTAAGACTTAAATTCGTTGACGGCTCTTATGCTGACTGCTGCATAGATCACTTATGGAATATCAAGCAATCTAACCATTGTTCAAAGAAAAGGGCTTTATATAACCTCCCCTTAGAGGATGAATGGCGAGTGTGGACTACTCAAATGATTATAGACCACATGGAAAAGCAGAAGGGGAAGAAGCAGCCGCGTCATTTATCTGTTCCGTTGTGTAAGCCCGTTCGATTCACCAAAGGAAAATATTTCAAGCCTAAATTCAGTCCGTATCTGATTGGTGCACTCATCGGGGACGGATGTATTGCCGATAGTGTAATCAGTAAGAACTGTTGTTATTTATTTAATCCTGACGAGGAAGTCATTGGCGAGTTCAAGAAATCAGTAGGGTATTCTTCTTGCGAGTTTGAGAAAGGCTGCTACCGCATGCGCATCAACGACAAAGAGCTTATCGCAGAGATTCAGAAATTGAATATAACAGGGCGTGCGGCAGATAAACACGTTCCTGACATGTATTTATATGGGACGCTGGAGGAAAGATGGGCGCTTGTTCAGGGCTTAATGGATACCGACGGAACTATTGATGAAAGAGGGCACCTGTCTTATACTACAATAAGCAAACAGCTTGCGGAAGATGTAAAATTCCTTATCAACAGTTTGGGGGGATTGGCGACAATTGGCAGAGGCACCGCGGGGTATAGAAATAGCAATGGAGAATTTATCCAATGTAATGACGCATACACTCTTTATATAAGAATCCCGGATGCCGAAAGGATGTTTCGCGTAAAAAGGAAAAAGGAAAGATGCAAACCTTATAATGGCGGGATAAGCATCAATGCGAGAAGAATCATAGGCTACGAGATGATAGGGAAGAAGGAGTGTTGCTGTATTGCAGTGACCAATCCGGATAGTTTGTTTCTAACAAGGGATTTTATTGTCACTCATAATTCTTGGGCCTTGCTAATGGAGGTCTTGAAAGATATAAATAACCCAAATTTTGCTTCCGTAATCCTGAGAAACGAAAAAGAGGACTTGAGTAATATAGTAAACAAGTCTTATGAGCTTTTCTCTCAATACGGAAAGTACAACCGCTCTATCTCGGACATGACTTGGAACTTCTATAACGGAGGTTTTTTAAAGTTTTCCTATTATGCGGATTCTTACGAAGACTTCGTAAAGCGTTTTCAGGGAAAAGAGTTTGCCTTTATCGGTATAGACGAAATCACTCACTCTGATTACCTGAAGTTCAAATACCTTATTACCAACAACCGTAATGCCTACGGTATAAGAAACCGTTTTTATGGCACATGTAACCCTGACCCGGATAGCTGGGTACGTAAATTCATAGACTGGTGGATTGATGAAAACGGTAACCCTATTCCGGAGCGAGACGGGGTAATACGCTATTGCTTCATGGACGGCGACCGACCGGAAGATATTTACTGGGGGGATTCCGTAGACGAAGTTTATAACCAATGCAGGCATATCATAGATCCGTTGCTTACGCCGGGTCTTATCAGTAAGGGTTACGACAAGTCGGCATTCGTGAAGACAGTCACATTCATAAAGGGAAAGCTTGAAGAGAACGTTGCTCTTATATCTTCCGACCCTAATTATTTAGCCAACCTCGCCCAGCAAGATGAAGAATCTCGTGCAAGGGACTTAGAGGGAAACTGGAACTTTAAAGCTGCCGGGGATGATATTATCAAGATGGAACACATGGAGCGCTTCTTTAAAAATACCGCCCAATACGGAGACGAGAAGCGCAGGGTATCATGCGATATTGCATACGAGGGAGGAGACAACCTTGTCTTGTGGCTGTGGATCGGGAACCATATCGAAGATGTGTATGTGAGTAGGGATAATTCCAAGCGGACGGAAGAGTGTGTTGCCTATAAACTTAGAGAGTGGGGCGTGCTGGAAAAGGATTTTGTTTTTGACTTAAACGGCCCCGGTCAGGATTTTAAAGGAAAATTCCCCGATGCGGTCAGGTTTAATAATATGGCTGCTCCAATACCCGCGACAAAAGCGGATGAGAAATCAATCAAGTATGTGTACTCCTCTTTAAAATCACAGTGTGCGGATATTCTTGTAAAAAAGATAAAGAACGAGGAGATATCCATAAATCCCGATTTGTTATCGCGCAAATTCTCCGGTAACGGATATTCCGGAGTAACCCTTTATAATATTCTTATGAAAGAGAGAAAGGCTATTCGGGACGCGGAAACAGACAAAGGGTTTGCCTTGATTAAAAAGGAAACTATGAAAAAATACGTAGGGCACTCTCCTGACTTTATAGAAGCGATGATTTACAGACAAATTTTTGATATAAAAAAACATAACACAAAACCAAAAGGATTATGGAGATTATAAACACACGCCAGATTATGGTACGTCGTCCGTTCCGGAGGATATTGCCAAATGGCTATAAAGCCGCTGCCGGGGTTATTTCAGGAAACACCCTCATCAATGAACCATCTGATAATCCTACGTATCAGATAATAACTCAAATGGACTTCATGCGTGAGTTTGAGCCTTCGGGACATGCGATTAATGACCCGCTGGTATATCCTGACAGATTAAGGCAGGACCCGGAGACGAAGCAATGGTTTAGGGAGTATGTTATCAGATGCGCTTTTGCTTTTCAAAGAATAATAACGGTCAAGCATCTTGTCCACCTTTGCGGGAATGATATTCAGTTTGAAATGGAAGGCGATACCGAGAATGAGAAAGTGAAAGATACCTTCTTTAAATTTAGAACGGGATGGGCCGTAAAAGACATGGAAATCGCATGGTATGAGGCCGCTAAGTCTGTAAAGATAACCGGAGATACGGCATTTGTAGGATATCTTAGAAAAGGAAAATTCTATTGGAAAGTCCTTTCTTTTGAAAAAGGTGATGTATTGTATCCTCATTTTGATAATGTTACAGGAGAGCTATCCTTGTTTGCCCGTTCTTATTCCGATTACGACAGCAGCGGGAATATTGTGACCGACTGGCTGGAGGTGTGGGATGAAAAGTATCTCCGTCGCTTTAAAAAAGGGGGAAAGGGATACAGTAAAATCAAACAAGTAATAAAAAACTTATTTGGATTGGACGGTTATGAACTCGTCTCCCAGCAAGAGCATGGGTTTACGTTTATTCCTGTGGCTTACCATAGATGCGATGCCGGAGCTTGTTGGTCTCCCTCGCAAGACAGTATAGAGCAATACGAACTCGCTTTCTCCCAGCTATCTCAAAACAATACAGCCTATGCGTTCCCGATTATGTATTTCAAGGGAGAAAATATAAATATAGATGGAGGTGTTGACGGAACTGTAAAATGTATCACAATGGGGCCGGACGATGAAGCCGGATACCTTAATAAACAGGATGTATCTACGGCTTTCGAAAAGCAGCTCGATACTCTTTACAAGCTGATATATGAACAGTCGTTTGCTGTAATTCCTCCGGAGGTAAGAAGCGGCGATCTTCCGGGTGTGGCTATAAAGCTGCTTTATTCACCGGCGTTTGAGAATGCGATGAAGGATGCGCAAGAATATAACCGCCTCGTGGACGACATGGTGAAGATTTTCACCTATGGATACGGAGTGGAAACGGAAAATCTTATAGACCTGCAAAACTTGAGTGTATATGCTTGGATAAAACCCTATATCCATTTGAATGAATCGGAGCTTGTGCAGAATCTTGCCACTTGTGTGCAAAACGGATTTTTATCACGTCAAACCGCAAATGAGCAGATTCAAATGTATAGCAATCCCCGCGACTGGGATAGGATAATGAGAGAGAAAAAGGAAGAGCAGCAGGCTGATATCCTTTATCAACTCAAAACCACGCAACCTACTTCCGAGGAAGAGGAGCTCGAACACAACCCGGCTGGAGACGATAAGCAATGAAACAGCCCACGCAACAACAGATACAGGAAGCCAAAGATTTTATAAGGCAGCGGCTAAAGGCTGAATTATCCATGCAGAAGCATTTGGATAATCTTCTCTTGCAAGCCGCAAGCGAGATTGTGGATATATCTTTAAAGTATAAGATAAAACCGTCCATGTTCCGCTTTTCCGCAAATGAAAAACTCGAAAGGGAGGTAGGTATTGTTATCGGAAAGTTGCGAGAGGCGATTTACGACTATACCGAAACGCTTTCCATTTATGACAGGAAAGAAGAAAGGGAGGCTATCATTGCTTTTATAAATAGGGAAGATCATGGAAAGACGCTTTCGGAGCGTATTGATATCTACTGCAACCGCTTTAAGTATGAGATAGAGGCTGCTGTCGCCGCCGGGCTTATTGCCGGGATAAGCCGAAACAAAATAAAGGACAGCATAAGGAAGAACCTTAAATCTCCATATGATAGCTCCTATTTCAAAAAGGCCGTAGAATCCGGGGGATCTGCAGCAACCCGCATTAATACAAATGGAATAAGTTATGGAGTAGGAAAGTCCAACTCTTCCTATAACTCACTGAATACCCTTACCCGGTATGCTATCGGGTCCGCATGGATGTGGTTTAATGGAGTTCAGAAACAAAAAGAAGGAGCTATCGGTTTTTATTCATATAGAGGGAGCAGCTACCCATGCTCTTATTGTGATAGTATGGTCGGGTATCATCCTATATCCGACTATCAGAGCCAGTGGCATATAAGGTGCTGTTGTTATTTTGTATTTGTATAATTAAAAGTTACAATAATATGTTGAGAGGTAAAGAGGAAAAAATCACATTCAGCAAAGGACTTGGGACCGAATGCAGGAAGCTTGGAATCAGCGCAAAAGAAAAGGCTTTTGCAGACCTTTTAGCGCTGGGTTGGAAAGATAAGGACGCCTATCTCATCTCCGGCCTTTATAACCCTGTGTATAATTTAGAGATGAATAAGAAGAATATGAATGCCCTCCTTTCCCAGGATAAGGACTTCATGGATTATCTCACCTTTATAAACAAGCGTGTCAATCGTAGACAGAAAGAGAGCGAGAAAGAGGAAGAGTTTTTGGTTGAAGGTGTTAGTGATGAAGATATTGCATCTGAACTTTCAAAGGAAAACCAGCTTCGTAAGCTTATCGCCGCCCGTAAAAAGTACGATGGCAAAGAGGGATGCAAAGAATGGATAGACCTCACTAAAATGATTGCAGACATCACGCAGATTAAGAAAGACGAGATAAAAGAAGATACTACCACTCATTTTTATCTTCCAATTTCATGCAATAATTGCTCCTTGTACCTTGCCGCTAAAAAGAAAGCCGGGAAATGACACCCGGCTACTTCTTCCTTATACATAGGTTTGTGTTCAGTTTTTGTCTTTATCAGACGCTTCCTCCATCTCCTTTTTCATCTCATACATCTGCCTTTCCTCCTCAATAATCTTGGCGTCCTCCTCGTCAGAAATCGGCTTGGCGTCCGCGCGGTCAAGGGCATCCCCGACTGCCTTTAGCACATCCACCTGCAACTTCGCGTCAATACAATTCCCCACATACTGGGTATTACGCAGCATTAGCATAGGCAGGTTATCAACCCTGTCTTCTATCGGAACGCTATCCAATAGTACAAACATTATGCTTCCCGCGCTGTATTCAATGGAGAAATCACCGCATACCGTTGATGCCTTGATAAAAGGAATGCCGTCTTTCTTATACTTGAGAATAGTTATATTCCCTACTTGTGTCTTTCCGAAATCCATAATCTTTTTGTGTTATATTTATTATTGCAAATCTATTCTTCAACAAAATCATCACTCAGGAAATCATCATCCGAATATTCCCAGCCCTCAAACAGGTTTGTTTTCGCTTCTTCGGCGATATTGGGGACATGTCTCATAAAATTGTTCGCGATGTCCTCGTTCCCACACCACAGATTATAAGAGTTGTTGTATCCCTTTTCCCTCACGTATCCGAGAGAAAGCATGTCGATGCCCAGCTTTCTTTGCGACATAGGGACAATCCCGTTCTTCTTGCAGAATCGTTCATAGTTCTTGTATATCTCCGATGATGTGAAATTGATAACGCCGCTTCCTTCAAATTCTTCGGGCTGGCACTCCTTGTATTTGAGGTATTCCGATATACTTCCGTCCACAAGCTTTCCGTCCCGTCCTATGACCGTAGAGCGTATCCTCTCCAGCTTCATGTCTATCTTTCCTCCGAGGTTCTCCGGCATCCTCCAGTTGTTTTTCTTTAGCTCGCAAAGACCTTTGACTATCCAAGCCATTATTCCGGCATGTTCCGATTTGAGTCTTTCCGCGAGCATGGTATCCCTTTTCTCTACGGGGATAGTCTTGTCGAAATTAAGCACGAGCGCCCGCCTCTGCATACTCTCATCATCCGGGTCCTCCCGGTTAAGAAAGTCCTTTGGCTGCCAACGGTAGTTAGAGTTACACAGCATGATAGGCGGTCTTTGCATCATCGTTATATTGCCGCCTATTCCCCGGCAGGCAATAGGTTCCCCGCTGGAGATAGCCTTTATGATGCTCATATCCTTAAAATCACCCCGGTTGCTCTCCGTACAGTACATAAGCCTCTTCCCGGACATGGAATACGCAGCACGAAGCTGTTCGTCACCTCTGCTGGCAAACTGGCTCATCTTGATATTAAGTATCTCGTCCTCTCCGAACATGTCCTTAAGCACCCGGTAGATAACACTCTTCCCGTTTGCTCCCGTACCTTGCAATATCAGGAAATACTCAAAGCTTATATTACGTCTGTTGACAAGACAGGCCCCAAGAAACATCTGTAATATTCTCCGCTTGTGCTTTTCAGGAAGAACACCGTCCATATCGTCCGTAGGCATCCAGTTCTCTCCGAGGAAACTTCTCCATATAGGACAGTTGAATATCTCCTTGCGGTCATACTTGAACGGATACATCTTCACACAATCAAAGCGAGGAGAGTGGGGATAGGTCTTTAACCGGTTCATGTCAACGACACAGTTAGTGAAGCACATAATACTAAGGTCGGGACGAAGCTCATGATCCCGGACAACATTGATTATGCGGTTCATATAGGCATACATGGCCTTATTGGTACGGTCACGAGCTGCAACACCCATCTTCTCAAGCCACCTGTCTACGGCATCATACAGGACATTGTAATCCATGAACTCATAAATCTTACCCGTAAAAACATACAAGGAGCTATAATGAGAGGTGTTATCCCTCGTCAAGACACCATAACCCTCCCTGAATAACTCCTCAAGACGTCTGCCGTATCTGTCTGTGCGCTCAGGATTGCTTGTAACCAAAGATATATCCCTGAACGTAGCCGCATATTCATCGCAATGTTCGGATAATAATCCAAGTACGTAATCCTTTAAATCCTTCCTATCCATATTTATTATATAACGTTTTTATAAGCATACCATAAAGAACATAACGGAACTGGGATTAGGTCTCATTCTTAAAAATAACATCTTCTCTTTTCTCTTTTGAGGGTTAAAAATATATATATATGTTCTTTATCATCATTATGCAAATATACAACTACTTGATAATAAAACAAGTAATTTTCTAAAAAAATAGGGGTAAAATTTAGAAAATAGGTGATTTTTTAGAGAATAACGGGAGTTATTGAAAAAATACGGCTTTTTTGGAGCGTAAAACATCCTTACAAATGTAGGAAATTGGACGAAAAATGGGGGAAAATTAAAATTTTTAGGGGTGGTGATTACATCCGATATTCTTACATATAATAGGGGTGGGGTGGGGTGCTTTCTACGTGGGTGTGTATGGTGTATTATTGATTATCAATGTGTTATAGTTTATATTATTGCTATAATATAAAGTTGTAATATCATTACAAAAGAGGATAATTTCCCGAATATCACGAAAGCTCCAAAATAGACGTAATTCATTGACTGTCAACCAAATACCACAATATCATTAATCTACAACTACAACATAACCATATAATCACCTATTAATCAATCAGTTATGCATATATTTCAAATCTCCCTATACCCCCGTATCCCTGTTATAAATAATATCTATAAATTAATTATCAGCAATAGATAAAATCTATTATAAGGCTATGCTTGTTGATCCAGTTATTATATACTTATACGTTCGTATGCTATAATGTCCCTATATACCTTATTATTTAGTATTATATATTTACATTTGTATGCATGTGTTGTTACGCTTATATATCATTGTAAATCAATGTATTATGATTATATATTTTATGCTATAAAACATGCTTATTTTATTGAAATATTTTGCTATTTTCTTTGCTGTTTCAAATATAATTCGTATATTTGTAATGTAAGAAAGAGGTAAACATAAAGCCTTTAATCTTACAAGCGTTGTTTATATGATGAGATATAAAAGAACCTGCTAACACTGGTAATGCTAACAGGTTCAAGGAAGGGAATAACTTAGATAAGTACCCCCCCCCCAACAGGAAGGGCAAAGGTACTTATCTTGGTTTAAACTTCCAAATTATCCGCTTATAAAATTTAGACGCTGTAATAAAGTTGAATTATAAACATTTAAATATTACAGTT